ATGGCTTCTGTGATCGACCCCGAGAATCATGCTGACCTGATCGGCCTGCAGCTGGCGGTGTTCGCCGCCGACGCGGAGCTGCACGCGTACTCGGGGGTCGAGGCGGAGCCGCTGCGGGAGGCTGTACGGCAGGCTGCCGCGGTGAAGAACGCCGCCCTCGCAGAGTCGGGGTTGCCGGGAGAGCACGGCTGGCACACGGCCGAGCAGGACCTCAAGCAGGCCGCACGGGCAGCCGAGGCAGGCTAGGGCCGCCACTCCTCGCGGTAGTCGGGATGCGACGCATAGGGCAAGGCGAGGGCGCGGAACAGCGGGCATCCTTCGACGTCGTCCAGGCAGACGGAGCAGCACTCTTCGTCGAGGTGCCACCGCAGGATGCGCCGCTTGGCGTCGAGGTCGGCGAGGACGCGGGCCGGATCGTGGCGGGCGATGAAGCGGCCGATCTCGTTGTCTATTGTGTCGCCGATGTAGGAGCTGGCTTCGGTAACGAGTGGCATCCAGTGCTCGCGCGTGTAGGTCGGTGCGTCCGTGGCGGCGCGTTCGTTGGTGTCGACGGCGGACACGCAGTCGTCGTCGTCCTTGAATCGCCAGTCCCCGGAGCCGGCCTTCTCCGCAGCCGCGTGAGCTTCCTCAGCCTCTTCGTCGAACTGGGCCAGCAGGAACGCCACCAGGCCGCCGGTCACGGCCGCACACTCCCACGCCGGGCGATGCTCTCGCGGACCTGCGCGTTCCAGGACTCCACGAACTGCTGCGCAGTAGGCAGCGCGGCCCGCAGCCGGGCCGCCAGTTGCTCGGCGGCCTGGGCGGTAATCAGCGGCTGCTGAGCCGCCACCGTCTGCGGTCGGGCGTGCCTGCCGATCTGGTGCAGAGCGCGGCCCCGGCTGGGGTACGGGCGGTAGGTCACGGGGCCTCCTCTACGGGTCCGGCCCCGCTGCGCTGTAGCGGGGCCGTCCGTCCACATGCAGCCAGCATGATGGATGTGATGCACCCAGTGTGACAGGGCCGGGTGACAAGCGGCGGGGGCTCGGGATGCGGGCCCCGGCACTGTGTCGCAGGGTGGGTGTATGGCTCCGGTGGTGGTGCATGCTCCGGATGGTGAGGGTGGCCGGCGGGTGGTGGCCCGCGGCCGTATCCTCGGCACCGCCCACAACGTCATGGACGTGTTGGACATGCTGGAGACCGTCGGGCTGGAACGGTCGCATGTGCGCCTCGACGACCCGCAGCTCATCGAATGGCGCGGCGGCGGAGCCTACGAATGGGCGCCTGGCAGCGGGTAGGGTCACACGACGGTGCCCCCGGTAGTTCGGATACCGGGGGCACCGTCTCGTGCGCTGGATCAGGCAACCTCGCCCAGGTCACCCCGTAGCACCTCGATGATCGTGTCTCTTCGCACATTCTCCGGGAGCTTCTGTTCCCAGGCGTCGAGCCTGCGCTGCACCCGCTCGACAGCACGCTTCGCCTTCCGCAGCTCCTCACGCAGCCGGGCGTTGTCCTGGCAGGCGATCTCGTAGTGACGCTTCTCGTCGCGCAACGCGTTGGCCGCGTTGACCGCGAGAGACGCCAGTTCCTTCTCTCGCTCACTCGGCGGAGCTTCGCTCATTCACTTCTCCTCTTCTTCGGTGTGGGGGCACCACGCGGGCGGTGTCAGCGCTCGGGGTACACGCGCTCATACAGGTCCCAGTAGCCGAGTTCGGTGTTCCACTGGTTGACAGTGATGTGCTGGGTGCGGCTGTCACCGTTCGCGATGCGGTCCTTCTCGGCGGTCACGGCTCGGTATGCCTCCGGGCACGAGCGGTGCTTCGTCTCGACCGGCCCACCAGGCGTCACACACTTCACGAGCCATGGCTTCGACGGCTTCTTCACGGGCATGGTCACTTCTCCTCTTCGGTGTTGAGTCTGGCGGCGAGTTTCGCGGCGAGGCTGTAGGCGGGATGGTCAGTTGTCTGGTTCGGTGCGGCGTGCGAGCTTGAGCCACGGGTTCTCGGCGCGGGACTGTGCCCGGTCGAGGTACTCCCGCTTGACCACGGCGCTGCCTGCCTTCCATCGGCCTTGCGCTGTGGGGTCTCCCCCTGCGTCGGCGATGGCCTGGGCGCCTCCGCGTCGTAGCCCGTGGGCGGTGATCTTTTCCCAGCCGGTGATGCCGGCTTGCCGTGCGCGCCCTCGTACCCAGTCGTTGATGGCGTCGCCGGTGACGTGGTCGCCTCGTTCGGTCGCGGTGGTGCGGGACTGGAGTCGGCCTTCGCGGGTGAGGGCTCGGATGAACGCGCCGTCGTGGACGTCGAGCTGGTGGAGGACGTCGAGCCAGGTGCGGGTGGCGCGGACGGGGTCGAGTTGCGGGTCGGCCCAGGCGGGGATGAACGTCTCCTCGCCTTTGGCTTCCTGGTCGGTTTTGGAAGCCGTGAACCAGAGGGCGACGCCGTCGGTCTCTACCGTCACGTTGCCGATGGTGAGGTCGGCGAGTTCGATGCGGCGGTTGAGTGCGCCGCGGCCGAGGAGGAGTACGGCTCGGTCGCGGATGCCGATGGGGTGCTGTTCGTCGCACGTCTGCACCATGGCGCGGAGCATCTGGTCGGTGATGGCGGGTGCTTTCTTCACGCCGACGCGGCGGGCCCATTCCTTCTTGTACTCGTTGAGCATGCCGCGTGCTTCTTGGGTGCCGGGTTTCTTGTCGTCGGGCATCCAGGTGCGGATGGCGGACATGGCGACGGAGATGGCGTTCGGGGATCGTCCGCTGTCGATGAGGTGAGCGACGTACTCGACGAACGTGGCGGTTGTGCAGGGACGGTGGACTCGCCCCTCGTCGGCGCACCAGCGGGCGAACATGTCGCGCTGGCTCTTGTAGGTGCGGGAAGTGTTGCGGGGCTTGGACTTCTCGGCGAGCCGCTTGGCGGTGCGCTCGGAGACGCGGATATCCCGCTCGGTGTAGGTGGGTTGGTCGGCTTCGGTGGGGAGGGGGTCGCCGGGGGCGAGGATGGTGTGCTGATCCACCACCGGCCGGGCGGGCGCGGTGGCGGGCAGCGGGGCGGGGAGGTGGCCGTCGTCCACCAGCTCGGCGTCAACCACCTCCTCGGGCTCGTCGGTCACGCGGTTGCCCTTGCGGCGAGCTTGGCGAGCGACGCCTTGGTGTCGGCCGCGAGTCCGGCGTAGCCGCCGTTGCGACCGTAGGCGCAAGGAACTTTCCCTGCTCGGTCAGGAATCTGAACCGACCCGACGAAAGCTTCGTCCGACGGAGAGTCGCCCCGGAACAGCCACAGCCACTTGCTGCCCATGCCGTCGAGCCCGATCGCAGTGCAGTGGCCGGGTGGGGTGTCGTCGTCGACGCCGCACCAGCGGATGTCCGAGTCGTCCATGCGGAATCGTGCTGCCATTGCTCCTCCTAGGTTGGCCCGTATAAGGGAAATTATACGGGGCTACCGCTGGTAACGCCCGCCATGCGGGGAAAGTTGAGGCGCCATTCCGCAACGACGAAGGGCCCCACTCCGATGGAGCGGGGCCCGCGATACTGCATGTTATCGGGGGTGAGGCGGCGTCAACCGAGTGTGCACACAGCGGTGTTCGACTCAACCTGCATCACATCGGGTCACGCCATACATCTTGTGTAGCCCATAGCCATGTGATGCACTGGCTTCCATCACATCCTGTCGAAGGTGGGGGCATGTCTGATCTTGCAGGTATCCACAAGCAGTGCACCGCCGAGGGCGGCCTCACACGCGTCACGCTCGGCGCGCTCCGCGAGGAGCTGGGCTACCGGAAGCTCGGTTCCGGCGTCCTCACCGAGATCGCCGACGAACTCGCCGAGACCGACCTCGGCTACTTCCCCCGGGAGACGCTCGACTCGCGCTGCAACACCGTGCCGCGCAAGGAACAGGGGGTGTGGGTGTACGTGCGGGACGGCTCCACCCGCGCCGCCGTCCTCGACGCGGTGCTGTACCCAGAGCGGGTCAACGTGCGCCGCATCCTCGACGGACTCGCCGAGGGCAACCTCGGCGCCCTGTCGGCGCAGGAGAAGCTCGACCGCATCAGCGCCATCGTCAACGCCAAGGAGGACTGACCATGCTTGCAGTGTCAGAGCGCATCAAGGGGCCCGGTGGTGTCACGAAGGAGTTGGTCTGGCACAAGCCGGTCGGCCCGGACCCGGACGCCACGTTCCAGGGGATCGCGTGCAGCGACGAAGACGGCATCGTCATGTCGAGCGGGAAGCGCGAGGTGTCGCTGAAGCTCGACAAGCCGGGCGAGCGCTGGTGCCCCGACTGCCTCACCATCATCCGCCGTTGACGGGTGCCGCCCCGGTAGGTCTAGTACCGGGGCGGCTACCCGCATCGTAGCCGCACATGACGAAGCGCCCCGCCGCCCGTGATGGGCGGCGGGGCGTTGTCATGCCGCCTCGTCCGGCGGCGGCGGTGCGGGTTCGAGGAACGGGTTCGTACTCGGCGGCGGTGGCGGCTCCGGGGACGGTTCGGGCGGCGGCTCCACCCACCCCATATCCACCTGGCTACCGAGATCCGCGCCACCCGGATCCGGAGCCGGCGTCGGCCCCGGCGACTGCAACGGCATGGTCACACTCCAGTTCGGTTGTACTCGTCGACCAGATCCGGCGGCGACACCGGGTCCACACCCGCGGTGCGCATCTGCATCGTCAGCTCGCCCACATAGCTGGCGAACGCCCTGACGATGGACCGCAGCCGCGTCGTCTCCTGCCGCAGGCTCTGCACCTCCGCCTGCAGGTCATCGCGGATCGTCTTGAACGCCTCCAGGTCGGCGCGCCGCTGCTCCGGCTCGGCCTGCGCCCTCGCCGCGGCCTCGTTGGCGCGTGCGGTGGCTTCGGCAGCACGGACGGTGGCCCGCGCCACGAACCAGCCCCCACCCCCCAACACGCTGCCCGCGGCGGCGATCAGTGCCGCCCACTCCCCTACTGTCATGGCGCCGTGCCTCTCCGGCCGCGGCGATGGCGGGGGACCGAATGCTCGGGCACCGACGCGGCCCACAGGATGACCCCCACATGGGAGGTGAGATACCAGACCGCGACCCAGGCGCCGCGGGGATAGTCACCGCGGATCGCGGCGACGGCGTAGGCGAGTGCCCACACGGTGGGGGGAACGAGGGCAACAACGAAGCCGAACTTGTCTCGGCCGATACGGACGAGCGACGAGCAGATCATGATGCAGCCGGCGGCGACCCACAGCCAGCCCCAGTGGCTCAGCGAACACAGCCGGGTCAGGACTCCGAGGCCGCTGCTGCTGGTAGGGGTGGCGGCGATGAACCCCGCGCCCCAGCAGACCTTGCCGACGCCGAGGATGAGGAGGAACGCGCCGCGGCGGCCCAGGTGCTGCTTGAGTCGTCGGGCCGCGCGGCACACCATCAGACCCTCGGCGCGGTGCTGGCCGACTGCGTGTTGCCGACCAGCTTGGCGACGAGTCCCTTGACGAGGGATGCGGCGGCGGCGATCCCGGCCGCGGCGACGGTCTCCCAGAAGCTGGCGGAGAACATGTCGCCCGGGCCGGCGGCGAGTGCGACACCGGCCGCGGCGACGACGAACGTGGCGAGGACCCGCTCGAGCAGGTCGACGGCGTAGGTGCGGGCGGTCTTCAGCAGGGTGGGGCTATCGCTCATAGCGGAGAATCCTTCTCAGAGAAGAAATGGTGATCCGGGGTTCCGGTTGCGGGTTAGCTGACCTTCTTCGCCAGCTCCGCGACCTGCTTGGTGAGCTCGGCGACCTGCTTGGCGAGGTCGGCGATGTCGTCGCGCGCCCGGGACGTCTGCTCGTAGTTGCCGACCAGCACGCTGACCGGCATCCAGTTCGGGTTCGTTTCCTTCGTCGAGCTGGTCGACGGGGCGGGGGCGTAGTCGCCGGTCCAGAACAGGTGGTAGGCGTCCTTCTTGTCCATGTTCTCGATCTCCCGTTCGGTGGTGTCGGTGGAGCCGCCCTTGGCGGCGGTGAGGATGGCAGCCATCGGGAAGTTCCCCGGGTCGCCGTGTGCGTTCTCGGGCACGTGCTGGTGTCCGCAGTGGCCGCGGTAGTTGTTCCACTTCGCGTAGCTCATGCGGACGCCGTTGGCGCCGTAGCTGCTGGGGTACGCCTTGAACGTCACGTCGCTGCTGAGGGGGACGCCGTGCTTGTCGTGCGCCCACTCGGCGAACTCGCCGAGGTCGCGGATGGCCCAGTTGGGCAGGTCCGGCATGTACAGGTGCGCGTACCCGGCCTTGGTCCACTTCGCGTGGGTGCCCGGGTCGCAGGTGCCGACGACCTCGACCTGGCACACGTTGAGGGTGTTGGTCTCCACCCCGCCGGCCCGGTTGACGAGGGCGCGGGCGGAGGTGTCGAAGTCGAAGTGCTGGTACCAGACGATGCGCTTGTTCTTGAAGTCGGGCTTGGCGGTGAGGTTCGGCGCTGATCCGCCGCCCCCGTAGGAGGGCAGGCTGGTCCCCTCGGTGGAGTGCCAGACGATGACGTTGGTCTCCATCGAGTTGCCGCCGTACCGGGACTGGTACCAGTAGGCGGTCGATGCGCCCGGGTACTTCTGAGGACCGGTCTTGGCCATGGGGCCTCCAGACATGAGAAAGGCCCCGACGCGGCGGGGCTGAGAGAGTGGCGACTTCTTGCGCGACCGCGCAAAAAGGCTGGTCAGAGGGAGCAGAACGTGCCGTTGAGCGACACCCAGGGCGGGTTCTCCGACGAGGAGCCGATCCCGATGAGGACGAGCGTGCCCTCCGGGTTGATGTCGAGCTTCACGCTGGACAGGGTCGTGTCGACCACGCTGCAGGCGCAGGTGATGGTGCGCTTGGTCGACGGCCGGGCGTTGACGGGCAGCGCCGTGGCGTTGATCTGCGAGCTGTTGGGCGGGTTGCCGCTGGAGTAGGTGATGCCGACCCCGCCCCGGAACATCAGGGAGATCTCCCCGAAGAAGTTGACCAGCCGGTACTGCACGGTTCCGTTGCTGTTGCCGTCGTGCGCGTACCCGGACGCCAGGGAGATCGTCGTCCACTGCGAGGAGCCCGCGGCGAGGACCACCCAGGCGGCGCCGTCGTAGCCGGTGAACAGCTTCTCGGTGTCGAGCCACGCGACCATGCCCGCGACCGGCGAGAGGATGGTGGCGTTGCGTTCGGCAGCCGTCGAGAACCGCATCATCGACCGCGGGGTGAGGGCGTCGGCCAGCCCCTTCGTTCCGGCCCTCAAATCGGGCTTGTCGCTGTTCTCCAGCCAGGGCACGCCCTGGCCGTAGTCGTCGGTGGGCACGGGGCCTCCTAGATGGTCCAGTAGGTGATGCCGTCGAGCGCGATCCAGGAGGGCTGACTCGTCGTCTCGTAGATCCGCAGAATGCCCGCGTCGGTGATCTCCGCGCGGACCACGGCCGGGTTGATGGTGGAGTCCCGGGCCACCCCGAACCCGGCCTCCACACCGGCCGGCGGGCGGATCGCGGTAGGGATCGTCGCGATGGTCGCCCCGTTGGCGATGGTCCCGGAGGACGGGCCGACCCGGCCCCGGAACGTCACCTGGCGGCCTTGCACCAGGTAGGCGGGGCTGTAGCCGTGGCCCGGCCACACGTAGCCGGATGCGAGCGTGAGGCTGGTCCAGCCGGCGCCGCTGCTCTCCAGCCGGCCGAGCGCAGCCCAGTTGCCGGAGCTGGAGCGGGTGACGACGATGACGTCCCCCGCCTGCGGGGCCGGGTAGCTGGGCAGTCGGCGGGCGCGGATCTCGTCGCAGTCGACGGTGCCGTCGCTGTTGACGGTGGTGACGGTTGCGAGTCGCCAGTCGGCGCCGCGGACCACGGGCGCGGTCTGGCCGGCTTCGACGGCGGCGCCGCGGATACCGGCGGCGAGTTGCTGGGGGCTGATCCCGGTCACGAGTCCTCCCGTCCGCCGATGCACTGCACGGTGAAGTCCCCGCCCACCAGGTCGAGGGAGAAGGACTCGACCTGTAGGAGGTCGCGGTCTCCGCTGGCGTAGGTGACGCGGAGGACGTCGCCCGGCTCCAAGCACGGGTTCGGCACGCTGGACAGGTCCGCGGTGGCGTTGGGCTTCAGCGAGTCGCGCAGGAGCTTGTTGGCTGCGGCCTGGGCGAGGGTCGTCGTCGTCAACGTCGCCGACGAGTAGAACGTGGGCACCCTGCCGAAGCTGCCGTACACGTAGGTGGGCGACGTCGGGTCCTCGTCGGCGGCCGTCGCCTCGACTGGCGGCGTGTCCTCCTCCGTGTTCTCCCCGCGAGCCGTCACCCAGTTGTACATGCCGTCCCGGTTGTATCCGCGGGACGCCGAGACGAGCGCACCCCGCTCCCCCGCATCCACCTGCCACGAGATCGGCGCGACCAGCATGTCCGGCAGCTCGGCGATGACGAACTGCCCGTCCGCGTCCGCATACACCTCGGCTCCGATGGCGGTGGCGCACTCCTGCACCGCCGCCCACCGGTCGCCCTCCGCATCCCACGTGCGCACCCCGATGACCTGATCGGTGGCGTAGCTGGTGACGACGGCGCCGGGGATGGACTCCTGGATGAGGCCCCGGATGGCGGTGACAGCGGTGACGCCGCCGCGCGTGGAGTAGGCCGCCACGAACTTGTCGTCCGCCACCACCGCCTCGAGGCCGCTGGCTTTGATGTCGACGGGCCCGTAGTCGGGGTCGCCGTCCACGGCATCCACGCGCCCGTAGAAGACGGGCACCGTCTCCACCTGGCCGTTGCCGTAGCGGATGCCCCGCTCGATACGCAGCCGCGACCCGTAGATGGCCAACTGCTCGCTTGGGGTTCTGGGGATGAGGCTGGTGTCGGCGCCGGACACGGTGGCGGTGCGGCGCACAGCCTGCGACCGGTCCACCGTCACACTGCCGGCGGTGTGCTCCAGTTCCACAACGCTGCCGTCCGCGCGGTGGAGCTGGACGACGGTGACGGGGGTGTGGGCCTCCACCAGCGTCGGCAGGAACCGGCTGGACGGAGGCGGATACACGTCACGACCTCCTGTCGACAGTGAGGTCGAAAACCGTCTCGTAGCGGTCGAGGACGTCGTAGCCGCTGTCGTACTCGAGGACCACGTCGTACACGGTCCACGACGCCGAGCCGACCTGCCCGCCGGTGGGCATGTCCACCTCGGTCAGCGGCAGCGTCCACTCGCGCCACTCCTCGCGGGCATACGTCACGATCCGCGGGTACTGCACCTCGCCCACCGCCACGTACACGTCGGGTTCGCCCATGCCGGGCGCGCACCGCCACAACAGAACGTTCCCGGTCGACAGGAGGAAGCGGAGTGCGTCCCGCTCCTGGTCGGTGCGCGTCCAGCACACGAGGCTGCCCTCGCGGGACTGCCGCACGTCCGACAGCACCACCGGCGTCGCCCGGCCCCGCACCCGGTACACGGTCTGCTCGATCGCCTGCTGCCACTCCGGCGCGCTCTTGACCGCCACCTGCAGACCCACACCCGGTCTCGCGGGGTCGCTCAGCCAGGCGTAGTTCGGGTCGCCCGGGTCGAGCGTCACCGCATCTGTGATCTTGTGCCCGTGGCTGGAGCCATCGGGGTTCATCGTCTCGACCGAGTAGTACACCGGCACACCCAGCGGCGCCTCATAGTCCTCGATGACCAGCGAATCCGCCGGGATCGAATAGCCGTCGTACAGCCCCTCCGGGCCGCGCACCAGGGTCCGGCCGCCGTCGGGCGTGACCCGCCACACCGTCATCAGCTGGCCGACGGTCAGCTCCCGCAGGACGAGCTGCACCATCGCCTGCTCGTCGAAAGCAGCCACCTCTTCCCGCGGCAGGGTCTGCCACAGGGCGGGCCGGTCGAGCTGCATGACGCTGCTGCCCGACGTCGCGGTGAGTGTGACCTCCACCTGGCCCTGGGTGGCGCCGGCCGGGGCGACAGCATCGTCGATGAGGAGCCACCAGCCGGGCGTCGGCGCATCGAAAGTGATCGGCGCACTGCTGGACAGGTACGTGTCGGTCGCGTCGTACCAGCGGACAGCGATAGCGATCTGCCACCCACCCGCGCCCACCTTGAACCAGGTCTCGGCCCGCCAGTTGTCACCCGCCGTCACACCCGGATAGATCCCGGAGCGCAGGACACTGGCCGCCGCCGTAGCCGACGACACGGTGAGCGCGTAGTAGTCGAAAACGTGCTCCGCACCCCACGGGCTGCTGCGCGCGATGGTGGCCGGCCCGGAGGCCACGGTCCACGATCCGACGCCCTCCTCGAAGTCCCAGTCCGCCCAGGTGAGGAGGTTGCCGGTGCGGATCGCGGGGTTCGGTACCGCGCCCACCGCGCAGAGGAACGCACCCTCAGTCCGCAGCACCTCCCCGGCGCCGGCTCCGGTGATACCGACCGCCAGGCTCGCGGCGACCGCGCCCACCGGGGCTACCCCGGAGGTGAGCTGCCGGTACATGCCCGTACCCGGCGGCGCCAGCGTCGACCGGTGCGACGCCAGCACCGTGTCCGTCTCGTCGTAGAACCGCAGCTCCACCCACGTCGCCGACCCGGTGGTGGCGGGCCCCAGGTAGGCGAACGCCACATACTCCGTTCCCACGGTGACCGGCGGCCGTTCCACGCACTCGCCGCTCGCATCACCCGCCGCTGTGGCGGTCACCGCGATCTGCTCGCCGCCCGCGTTGTAGAACGTCGACGACCAGCTCGCCGCCGGCGCGATCCGGGTGACAGTCGCGTTCGACTCTGCCGCCCACGCTGATGCGTCGACCTCCCCGCCCGCCTCCGCATTGAAGCTGAGCAGGTTGCCGGGGTAGCGGATCGGCAGGCCGAGGTACACGTTCTCCCAGTAGTGCACCACCCCCGCCCCAGCAACGGTCGACGACAGCAGCACCTGCGCCCGCACGGCGCCCGACGGGGCGACCCCGGCCACCGACACCCGATGCCACGACGCCGAGGCCGACGCCGTCGTCAACGACCACGTCACCGACACCTCGGCACCCGCCGCGTCCAGCCAGCGGATACCGATCCGCTCCGGCTGAGCCGACGACGACGCGTCCGCGAACGTCCAATACAAACTCCCCGACTCCACCGGCACGCTCGAGAACGTGCGCGCCTGCATCTCCCCCGCCGCGACGCTGGTCAGCTTCAGGCAGCCGTCACCATTCCGCCCACCCGACGCCAGCGACAGCGAACAGTTCGCCTTCGCCGCCCAGCCGGACGTGTTCGGATCCACCATCTCCGTCGTCGCACTGAGGAGATTCCCCGGGATCGCCATGTCACCTCCCCGCCCGCGCACCCAGCGCCGTCAACAACTCGCCATTGCCACGCCGCACCTCAGCCCGCGCGATATCCGTGATCTCCCGATCGCCGACGAACACCTGCACCTGGAGGTCGCCGAGGCTGCCGCCGTCCGACCCGCGCACAGCCGCACCCGACAGCGCTGCGAGCTGCTGCGTCGTCAGTACGGGCTCCGGCCGCCCGGTGCCGTTGTAGGCCAGGTTCAGGCCCGGTTCGAGGTAGCCGCCGCTGTCGTACCAGTTGGTCCGCACCGAATGACCCCACGCCTTCGAGGGGCTCCCGTAGCGGCCCTTGATGTACTTCAGACCCCACTTGATCTGCGTGAGCGCGTTCGTCTTCCAGTCCGCCCCAGCCGACCGCATCTTGCTCGCCGGGAGAGCCTGCGGAATGCCGTAGGCCCCCGATGAGGGATTGCGGGCGTTCCAGCGCCAGCCGGACTCCTTGGTCCACAGCTTGTCGAGCGGTGGCCACTGCTTCTGCGACCAGCCGTACTCGCCGAGCATCTGCCGGGCCGCCGACTTGGCGCCCGCAGAGCCCTTGACGCTGCCACCGCCCCGAGCCGGCAGAAAGCCGTACCAGTTGCTCCCGAACAGCGGACTGTTGTAGCCGCGGGCGCGGGAACCGACGACGACGCCGTCACCGCCGCGGGACTCCACGTGGGTGCCCGCCAGCGTGCCGGCCGTGTGGCCCTTGCCCTTGTTCGTGATGCCGACCTGGAAGGGGCTCTTGGCGTGGTATTTCCAGCCCGCGGGGGCGTGCTTCCCCTGGAACGAGAACGTCGACCAGAGCCGCCCCTTCGGGCTCTTGCCCTGGATGACCTTCTGGATGCCGGACATGAACCCGGAGCAGTCCCAGCTCGGGTTGCCCGCGCCGCCCCACTGGTACGGCTTCCCGGCCTGCGAGCGCGCCCACTTCAACGCGCGGGCAACACCTTGGCCGCCCAGCTCCGAGGTCTCCGACCCCTTGATGGCGGACAGCGCCTCGTTGAGGAGCCCGGTAGGAACGGCCTTGGCCAAGCTGCCCCAGCCCTTGGTGCCTCCCGGCACCTTGTTGATCAGCGACCGGATCGGCTTCGCCGCCGCCGACGCGGCCTTGTACACGCCGCCCAGGGCCGCGTCCTTCAGCTTGCCCAGGCCCTTGGAGACCGACCCGGCGACCGCACGCGCACCCCCGGCGAGCCGCTCGCCTGCCCCCTTGAACCAGTCGACCGCGCCACCGAAAGCGAACCCGGGCACACCTCCGGCCGCGGGAGCCGGACCGCTCTGGCCCGCTCCCCCGCGGGCCGCAGCCCGAAGCCCCTCGACGGCACCGTGCCCGCCAGCTCCCTGCACTTCCTTCGCGGTCCACACGTGCTCGCCGCGGGACAGCCGTGCGGGGATGCTGTCGGACGTCGCCGTACCCGGGCCGTGGACAGCGCCGCCGGTGGCGAACTTGAACACCGGCAGCTTCTTGATCGGCAGGACCTTCGCGGCCGTGTTCCACAGGCCGCGGATCCCCCTGTTGTACACGAAGTCGATCACCCATTTGATGGGCTTCTTCGTCAGGCTCTTGATCTTCGCCCAGGATTTGCCCAGCGCGTCCTTCGCCTTCCGGAAGCTGTCCGCCACCTTCCCGACGGCGGACTTGATGGCGTTGAACGCCGGCCGGATGCCCTTCTCCCAGGCGACGCGGATCGCCGTCCGGATGCCCGACCAGACAGGCTTGATGATGTTCTTCCACAGCCACTTGAAGACGCCCGCCATCGTGCGGATCGCCGACTTCACGAAGCCGAAGTAGCGCTTGACGACGTTCTGCCACCACCAGGAGATGACCTTCCCGATGCCGCGGAACACCGGCGACAGCACGTTCCGCCACAGCCACGTTGCGACCTTCGCCACCAGGCGGAACGCACCCCGCACCAGCCCGAAGTAGCGGCGCACGATGTTCTGCCACCACCAGGTGACCACCACGGCGATCCCGTGGAACACCGGGCTCAGCACGTTGTGCCACAGCCACACGGCGATCTTCGCGACCCAGCGGATCGCGACGACCAGAGCGTTGAACACCGGCTTCAGTACCACGTTCCACGCCCACAGGGCCGCGGTCTTGATGCCCTCCCACGCCGCCTGCACCGCGGTCCGGAACCAGCCCCAGTGCTTGTAGGCGTAGATGACGATCGCGACGAGCGCGATGATCCCAATGATGATCAGTGTGATGGGGTTGGCATTCATCACCGCGTTGAAGATGATCAGGCCGATCGTCCACAGTCGGGTCACGATCAACGCCGCGTACATGAGCTGGATCAGCCACGGCAGGGTCGTTGCGATCGACGCGATACCCCGGGCCAGCGCGCCCAGCACATCGAGGACCGGGCCCTGCAGAGGGATCAGCGCCTGCGACACGTCGAGGAACGCCCGCCCCAGGTCACCCAAGGTCGAGGCCAATTTCGGACCGAACTTCGCCGCGTAGTCCAGGAACCGCTCGAACTCAGGCGAGCCCTTCAGGCCGGTGCCCCAGTTCGCGAACCGGCCGGTGATCGACTCCATCCGCTCGGAGATGGAATCCATGTGCGGCAGAAAGGCTTGGACGATCCCGGCCATGCCCTTGAAGATCCGGCCAAAGCTGACGCCGAGGCTGACGACTGCAGGCTCGACACTGCCCTGCACGTCCGTCTTGAAGCTCTTCCACCACGGGCTCTTGAAGCCGACCGACACCCGGTCCTGGAGTGTCTTGATGCCGCGGGCCGCCGCCAGCACCAGCGGCGTCAGGCCCGGCAGGCTGTTCTTCATCCCGTTCAGGGCCCGCGTGAAGATCGGCATCACGGCGGGCTGCAGGCTCCGCGACCAGGCGGTGAACGCCTTCCGCAGCGACACGAACGCGTTGAACGTTCCCCGCGTCGCCGGCGTCATCTTCGCCAACGCCGCCCGATACTTCGCCTGCGCCGCAGCAGCCTGATCCGCGCCACCCGCCGCCGACAACTCCGCCGACCGGATCTGCCGCTGCGCACTCGACACCGCATCCGCAGCCGACTGCTGCGCCACCGCCACATTCCGGGTGGCCTCACCCACCCGCTCCTGCGCGGCAGCCACATCCCGCGCCGCCTGCGTCTGCGCGCGGGCCGCCTCCACCTGCGCGTCCCGCACCGCACGCGACCGGTCGGCCACCTGCTGCTGCGCCGACGCCAACCGCTGCTGAGCCGACCGCACCGTGTCCGACCCGGCGACACCCGCCTTGTTCGCCGCCGCGGTCTCCGCCTTCAGCCGCTTCGTCTCGACCGTCTGGTCCCTGAGCCGTTGCACCGCCTGGTCGTAGGCGAGCTGCGCGCGGGCACGGTCGATGTCGCTGGCGCCAGCGTCCTTCCTGGTGCGAGCCAGGGCCAGTTGCGCCTCCCGCACGGACAGGGCGGCATCCCGCTGCGAGAGCTGTGCCCCAGCGAGCCGGGCGTTCAGGTCCTCCAGTTCGCGGGCGGCCTCTCGGCGCGCATCCGTCAGATCCTGCTGTGCCTGCCTGGCATCCCGCTGAGCCGACGACAATGCCCGCTCCGCGTTCTGCACCGCACGGGCAGCCGCCTCCTGCCGCTGCGCCGCGGTCGCCGCCGCAGCCGCGGCAGCCTGCCGGGCCTGACGCACCTGCCGCTGAGCCTGCGCGATCTGCCGGGCACCGTTCCGCTCCGCCGCAGCCAGCGCTTGCTGGGCGCTCGCCTGCGTCAGGGCATGCCGGGCCGCCTGCGCAGACGCCTGACCGCCGGACGCGGTCGCCCGCGACGCCGCCTCCTGCGCCGCCTTCTGCGCCTGCAGCGCACCGGCAATGTCCTTCACCGCGGGGACCGCGACCGCGGCCAGAGCACCCACACCGGCCGCCGCGACGGTGGCCGCCGCGGTGACCGCGCCGAGGCCCGCCGCCAGGGCAGGCACCGCGGGCAGGACAGCGACGCCACCCACCGCGATCGACAGTTGAATGAGGGCCCGCACCGCGGCGGACGTGTCCACCCGCACCCGCGCCGTCTGACCGTCGAGACGGTTCACCATGGCCTGCACGGCGGCGAGCTGCGTCGCGGCAGCAGCCGCGTCCACCCGCACCGCCACGTCCGCGTCCGAGGCGGAAAGCCGCTCCAGCCGGCCCTGCAGTTCGGTGATTTTCGCCTGGGCGGTGGCCGCGTCGATATCGATGCCGACCCGCACGTCCCGCAGCGCCGTCAGCTGGGCCCGCAGGCTGGCGATCTCGCCCTGTGCGGGGGTGGTGTCCGCCCCGATGTTGATGTTGGGGAGGGACGACTCTGCCTGCTGCACCGCGGCACGAATCCGCTGCCCGAACGTGCCGTCCGTCTCCAGGCGGATCGTGGTGCGGTCCGCCGAGATCCGGTCCAGCTCTGCACGCACCTCGGCGAGCTGCGCCCGCGCCGCGGCCGTGTCGGCCCGCACAGTCGGGTTGGGGTGGGCGGCACCCAGCCGCCGCAGTTGGTCCTCCAGCTCTGTGATTTCGGTGCGGGCCTCGCCCGTGTCGATATCGACACCGATCCTCTTGCCTGCCAGCGTCTCCATGCGGGCGCGCAGGGCCTGCAGGTCGGAGTCCGCCTCGGACGTGTCAGCGCCGACGGTGACGTCGGGCAGCGACCGGAACGCGGCCTCGATGCGGGCGCGGGCGCTCCTCGCGAACGCCCCGCCCGCCTGCTCGCCCTGCTTCGCCGCCGCCGGGCGGGCAGTCCGCCCGCCCTGGGTGACACCGTCCCGCAGCGCACCGCGGATCTCGGCGGTGATGCGGGCGGCGATCTGCGCGCCGATCTGCTGCCCGATCTGCAGGCCGACCTGCCCCACCTCGGACTGCATCGCCGGCCCGAAGCTGCGGCCGGCCGCCTTGCCCGCGTCCTCTCCGGCCTTTGCCGCGGCAGGCACCAGAGCCGACTTGAGGTGGTTGTAGATCCCCCGCGTGTTGGGGATGACATCGACTTCGACAGAGCCAACGCTGATCGCCACGAGAGGACCCCCTCTCGCAGCGGCGCTATGCGGCGCCTCCGTTGATGAGCTGGAACAACCGCTCGGCAGCAGCGTCCGACATGGGCGCCGTCTTCTTCTTGCGGGGCTTGGCCCCCGGGCGTCGGATCGGCTCGGGCTGATCCGGCCGCTGGCTCTTCTTCTCCGTGTTGACGCAGATCAGCGTGTACTGGAGCTGCGCCACCCGGTCCGCCAACAGCGCCAGCAACTGCTCGGCCTGCGACCAGCGGCCCTTCTCCGGCTCGCCCAGGTCCGCCTGCTCATCCAGCTCGACGTCAGACAACGAGTTGCGGATGGCGGTCATCGTGTGCGACTCCGGCGGCAGATGCTGAATCAGCACCCGCAGCCACGCCCACGTCCGACGGCCGGCCAACACGTCGGTGATGTCGTAGTGCCGGTCGATGAGATCAGCTCTTACCGCCTCCGGGTGCTCCTGCCAGACCGAGACGGCCCACCGGATTTCCCCAGGTCCTCACCCCCGGCACGGGCCGCGGCCTCCGCGAACCGGCCGATCGCGTCCATGTCCGGGTCGAGTTCCTCGTACACCTCGACGTCGTCCTCGTGGAGGACGAGCGCCATGAACGCGTCCATGTCGCCAGAGTTCAGGGCGCGGAACGCACTCGCGCGCCAGCGGCCGGCCGGGAGAGCCCGGACGTCCTTGGTGACGCCGTCATAGCCGGCGAGGGGCACCGGCACGTAGGGGTCGTTCTCCTGCTCGGCCTCCGCCTCCTGCGCGCGGGCGGCTTCGTCGAGTTCCTTCTTCGTCGTGGGCATAGCGCGGGCCTCTCTCTTCCGGGCGCGGGCCAAAGGGAAGGTGGCGGGCCGGGCCCGCGCCAGAGGGCGGCCCGCCACCAGTCATGGGGCCCGTCAGGACCCGGTGTACTCGGGCGTCGCAGGCAGACGGTCCGCGTGGTAGACGGTGTTGCCCTCCGTGTCGGGATAGGCGGTGATCGTCCACTCGTAGCCGGCCGTCTCGTCCTGCTTGTGGTTCACGTCCGAGCGCTCCGACACCTCGCCCTCGGGCACGTAGAACCCCTGCATGACGTTGCCGTCGATGACGATGAACCACCAGGCGCGGCGGTCCGGCAGCGGCGACGCGGTCTCCGCGTAGGTCGTCAGCCCGTCCTCGTCGGGCGCCAGATCCGCCTCGGCGATCCGGTACTGGATGGACTTGACCGTTGTCCGGCTGGTCTCCCACGCCGTCAGGCCGAACGTGCGGACGGACTTGGTGATGGTCGTGCGCCACGGCGACGTGTAGCCCCAGGGGGTGTACTCCTCCGAGTCCTCGTCGAAGCCCTGCGTCAGGCCGTCCTCCGAGATGCCGCCGATGGGCTGCCACAGCCCCGTCGGTTGGATCAGCGGATCGCCAGGGGAGGTGGTTCCGACAGGCGCCGTCCATCCACCTCCGTTCGCACCGATCGCTGACAAGTCCGCAGCGCGAGTGATGTTGACCATCAGGGGGTCTCCCAACATGCGAAAACCCCGCACACGGGCGGGGTTGGGTTACAGGTCCGGCGCGGGCCTGGCCGGTCAGGAGACCGGGTGAACGAACATCTGATACGTGGCCCCACACCTGCGCAGGGCCGTGTTCTCGTAAGGGCGGATCGCGGGCGGCGGATCCGAGGAGATTCGCCCCCACGTGGCGTTGCTGGTCATGCTGCCCCGCAGCTCACCGAGGAGCGCCCCGCGGATCGTCGCAGACAAGGCGATCGCCTCACCGCGGGTGGCGGCATACACGTCGACGTCGACGAGCGCCCGGTCCAGCCGGAACCCGTCATCACCACCAGCCGGAAGCCGCTGCACCTGCACCGCCGGCAACTCGTCCAGGAGGCTGTTGTCGAGTTCGTCGCGCACCACGACGCCGTCGCCGAGGCGCTCCTGCAGCCAGCCGATCAGCTCCAGCTCGACATCCACCGACCCGACCGCCGCCATCACCGGCCACCCGCCTGCGCCGCCCGCAGCAGCACATGATGGGCGTGAACTCGTTCGGTGCCGTACTCCACCCACCGGGCATACGGCGCCGAGTTCCACACGGTGGCCACCGCACGGTCCTTGCGGCGTCCGCCGCGGCGCGTACTCGTCGAATGCCACGACGCCTTGTACAGGCCCGGATGCGGATCCCACGCCGCCGTACCCACCGGCGAGATGCCGGCCGCCGCGTCCTTGATGACGTCGGCGCGGCGCAGCATCTCCACCTCCACCATGCGGCTACGCAGCAGCTCCCCGACACCCTTACGGGACATCTTGAACTTCGCAGCCATGCGCACCTCCTAGCCAGTGACCCGGTCGGCAGCGAACTGCACCGGCCCCGCGGTGCCGGTGAACGGGTTGCGGCCCCAGTCGCCCGGCTGCCCGGTCACCTCGCACACCTCCCCGCGGATACGGAACTGGTCCGTCGTCAGCACATCGCTCCCGGGCGGCGTGTAGACCGTGTAGCCGACGATGACTGTGTCCCGGCCCGTCTGCTCCGGGCCACCCACCGCAGGCGTCTCCGCCCGCGGCGTCACCACACAGCCCGGCATGGTTGTCTCCACCAGCGGCCCCGGAATCGGCTGACCCCGCGGATCCCGGCCCGGCGACTCCCCGCGCCGCAGACGCACCACCGTCTCCCCATACGGGTACGGGGCGGGCATCAGACCCAGCCCCAGCCAGGCTCGTACTCCAGGCCCGGCCCGTAGGAGTCGTCGATCGGATACGTCGGCGACGGGTCCGCGGTGTCCGGCGTCGGATCGACCGTGAACGCCCCACCCCGGCCCGCCATCGACTTCAAGGCGGACTTGTCGGCCTTCGTCAGGTACAGGCCGCCGGACCCCTGCGGGCGCTGCACCGACATCGGACCGATCGTCTCGTAGGACACCTGCTGCGGGTTCACATACGCGCGGGCTGAAGCCGACAACACCACAGCCTTCGCACCGTCCGGCAGCGGCGTCACCACCGACAGACACAAGTTCGTGGCCTGCTGCAGCAGCAGATCCGCCCGAGCCCCCTGAATCTCGTCGAGACCCAGATACAGGGCCAGATCCTCCGCAGACGGCACCGTGTACGCCATCAGGGTCTCCTCTCAGGCGAGGGCCTCGACGGTGTCGCACCAGTCCGCCAGCTCGGCCGCCGGATCCAGCTCCCGGGACCGGGCACGGGCCCGCTTCGCCGCCAGCCGGTACTCGGCCGGATCGCCCAGCAGCCGCCGCAGTACCGCCTCGTAGCCATCCGGGTCGTTGCGGTCGACGAAAATCCCGGCCTCGCCCAGCGACTCGCACAGCCCCGGCGTCGGATGCGCCACCACCGGAATCCCGGAAGCGAGCGCCTCACAGCCGGCCCGGCCCCACGACTCATACGAGGACGGCATCAGCAGCACCCGCGTGCGGGCATACACCTGCTGCGCCATGTCCTCCCCCGGCACCTGCGGCACGACTTCGACGTTGTCGAGGCCGTCGTAGTCGACCTGCTCGCCGTAGGCGCCGCGGACCGCGAGGAACTGCTGCTTCGGCATCCGCTCCGCCAGCCGCTTCAGCACGCTGCCGCCCTTGGCTTCACAGCAGTTGATGAGCGTCACCGCCCCGCCCGGCTTCGCCTTGTACTCGGCGGCGAACACCGGAGGCCGCACGATGATGGACTCCGACGGCCGGATCGACTTCGGATACTCGGCGAAGAACAGCTCCGCCTCGGCCTCCATCCAGCGGCTGTTGTACACCGCCAGCGCCGTCTGCCCCGCCGCCGCATCCCGGAACGTCGTCCTGTGCGTGTTGTGGCAGATCACCACCATCGGCTTGCCGTAGCCGCGGGCCAGAGACGCCGTCGATGGCACGCACTCCAGATGCGACACCAGCACATCCGCCCTGCGCACCGCCGAAGCGAAGTCCAAGCGGGCCTCCAGCGGCACGATGCGGATGCCCCGATACTCGTAGACCTCATGGGCCTTCCCGTACCGGGACAGCCACACCTCCACCTCGTGGCCGCGCTCCACCAGCGGGCGCAGCATGCTGATGAGCATGTGCTCGGCGCCCGCGTTGTGCTCCGGCGGTGCCGCGTGCACGCGGGCGACGAGCCTCACGTTCAGGTCCCGCTGGGGGTGCCGGTGAACTTGACGAACGCCTCGGCATCGCCCAGGACGAAGCCGTAGTACGCCTCCGCCAGCAGCAGCACCAGGTTCTCCTGGAACGCCGAGTGCACACCGCCGTCCTCGTCGATGTACGTCGCCTCCCGGCTGAGCTTGACGGAGATCTCCATGCCCACGCCGAACGCCGCCTGCGACCAGTCGCCACCCACAGCCCGGAGGCCGGAGTCGGTGCTGGTGGACTGACGGCGCAGCTTGCCGCTGACAGACCGCGAGTAGGCGAGCGGCTCGCCGATCAGCTCGCCCTGCAGGGCCGCCCCGGTGCCGGCGCCCGGCTGCCGGGTCTGCACGAACAGCGGCTCACCGGTCGTGCTGGTGGCCGCCAGGAGCTTGGGCTTCAGCCGGTTGTCGGCGACGGTGCCGGTGTAGTCCCAGTCGTCGTCGATGATCTGGTCCAGGCCCTCGACGAAGTCGCCCCAGATGCCGCCCATATTCTGCGCCGTGGTGCCCAGCGACACGCTCTTGCTGGTCATGGCCAGGTAGTCCGCGAACGGGCCGGTGCTGCCGGCCATGTTCTTGCCGTGGAGCGTGGCCATGTCGAAGGCTCGGGCGAACGCCGTCGGAAGGTCCCGCTGAAGCTGCGTCCACAGACCCGCCGCGTTGGACTGGGCGACCTCCATGGACACCGGGATCAGCGTGGCGATCTTCTTCCCGGACATCTGCTTGACCTCGACGCCGCCCGAGCTGAGGGGCTTCTTGCCGCCCTCGGCGACCCAGTCGGCGGTCGGCACGTCCAGCGGCACCGGGACCGCCGTGTTCGCCGTCATGGACAGCGGCACCCGTCGCGCCAGGCTCATCACGGCACTGCCTTCGACGGACTTCTCGAAGATCGGGGCGACCAGGGTCTCCGGAAGGAAGACCGGGTCGACCGAAGACAGCTTGATCGAATCGGTGGTTGCCATCGGGGGCTACCTTTCTCAGTGGCCCCGTGCGAGGCCCTGCTTCATGAAGTCGGCGAACACCGCCGACGGGTCAGATGGGGTTCGATTGCCGTTGCCCGACGAGCCCTGAGACCGGTCCGGAGCAGGCCGCCGCGGACTGGTGTCCGCCGGCTTGGCGAGGTGCGGCTTCCGCTTCAGCAGGTCCTTCAGGTCACCGTTGATCGCATCCGTGTCGATGTCGCCGGACTCACCCACATAGGCACCCAGGTCCAGGAACGCGTGCGCGTCCTCTGGATCGGCGAAATCGGCCGCCGCCAGCGCCTTCACCTCGCTGCGCACCGCACGCTGCTGCACCGCCGAGACGCGCTCCTCGGCCGCCTTCAACTGGCCGGCGAGTCGCTCCGTCTCGGACTTCTGCGCCTCCTCGGCCTCCCGCGCCTTCTGCGCGAGCGGTTCCAGCTCCTTGGCGGTGGTCCGGTACTTCGCGGCCTCCTTGCGGAGCTTCTCGATCTCCCGACGCGCCTTGTCCGGGTCGTGCCACGGGTCCGTCGTGCCGCCCTCCGGGGGCTGCTCGGCGCTCTCCTGCGGCACCTGCTCCGCGCCCTCGGTGCTCTCCTGGGCAGGGGTCTCTTCGGTTTCGGGCATGGCTGAGTCGCCCTCCTGGGGCTGAGAAAGGGCCACCACCAGGGCAGCCACAGGGGTGGGTCAGTGAGCAGCAGGCAGATGCCCGTGCTCAGCCAGCGCCCGCCGGAAGCGAGCCAACTGGTCTCCGGAGAAAGGCGCGGCGTACTCCTGGTACAGCCGCTCCCACTCCTTGGCCTTGTCGGACAGCTCGAACGACTGCCCTCGGAAGATCGGGACCACGCCGCAATGGCAGCCGTCATGGGCCCGGAAGTTCGCCGTATCCCGCTCGTACACCGCGCCACGGACCGCGAGCATCTTGCAGAACGCGCACGCTCCGAGCGCCGCGGTACGCGCCCAGCCAGTCGCCTGCCGGTCCCTGCGCACCGCCTCCCGCACAGCCTCCCGGCCCTGATCGGCCACGAGCTTCTGGGCGACCGCCTCCGCCTTCTTCCCAGCCTGCTCCAGCCGCACATCCAGCGGCTCAAGCTGCGCCGGCGTCGCCTCCTCCTCGGTCCGCGGCCACAGGTCCTTCGTGGCCCACCGCAAACTGGCCTCCGTCTTCTCCACCGGAGGCGGACCGATCAGCGGCACCGTGAACCGGCCCGTCACCCGAGCCGCCACACGCTCCGCCTCATAGAAGTCTGAGGCCAGCGACACCGACGCGTCCGCATAGTCGTCGACCACAGCCCGCACAGCCTCGACCCAGTCCGGCACCGACGACTCCAGACGGGCCGGCACAATCAGTCGCCGCAGCTTCCGCACGTCCCGCCCGAGCAGCCGCGTCAGGCCGCGCTGCGCCCGACGCCAGCGGCCTACACGGTCACCATCATCCGAGACCGTCGTCGCCACCGTCAGACCCCTCTGGCTCCGCATCCGGCTGGTCTTCCGCGCCGAGCTGACTCAGCCGGTCCAGCACCTGGCGGCCCTGCGAACGGCGCCGCTCCGCCGCCACACGCTGCCGCTGATCCTCCGACAGGCCCGCCATCTCCAGCACGACCTCACCGTCCGCCGGGAGGATGCCCGCCTGGACGAGCTTCACCGCAGCGTCCGTCTGCTGCGCCACCGTCGGCGTCGCCGGATCCCGCCACACGCACTCGATCCGCCGCGACCGCTCCGGCGGCTCACCGTCACGCACCCACAGCGCCAGCCGCATCACATCCGACCACGCCCCGCCGAACCGGCGGCACCGGCGCTCGGCACGCTTCACGAGCTGCGCCTCGCTGCTACGGATGGCGTCCGCACTCGCGGGGTTGTCCGTGGTGTAGCCGAGGTAGTGCGGCGGCAGCCCGAGCTGCGTCGCCATGATCCGCGCATACAGGTCGATGATCTTCGTGTAGGTCTGGGGATCATGCGCCGCGAACTGGCCCACCGTCGGGACCTGGCCGTCCTCGTCCCGCTCCAACGCCAGCACCCGGCCGATGTACGTCTCCCAGGCGCTCTTGGTGTTGCCCTCCGCGTCCTGGAACGCCGACTCGGAGGCACCGAGGATGTACCGCTGCGGCGCCCCATAGAACTCCGAGGCGACCTCCATGCCCATCAGCCGGCGACACGCCGCATCCGTGATCGACATGACCTCGGGTGTGATCTCCGACTTGCCCACCCGGTCCGCAGTCCGCTGCCGGTTCGCCATCCGGATCACCGGCACCACACCCAGGTTGTGCAAGTCCCGGTCGAGGACCTCCCAGCCGCCACTATCCGCCTCGACCGCATGGATCGTCTGATCCGGCAGATACAAGGTCACCAGCCGGTCATCCGGCGCCAGCCCGAAATACGAGCCCTCCTGCGACTCCCGCAGCGCCGAGGTCGCCACCCGGGCCCGCGCATCCCAGAACAGCGTCATATCCAGCGGCGACTCGGCAGTGATCAGCGGCGGGCAGTCGTCCGTACCGCAATCCCCCGAGCCGACCGCGATGTACTCCCGGCCGTAGGTCAGCGCGTCCAGATGCGCCAGCGACGACTCGTCGAACAAGTCGTTCGCCTCGGCGACCTCCCGCAGATCCTCCGCATCCGAGCCATCAGCCCACCGGAAGGCTTCAAGCTCCAGCCGCTGCTCCAGCGCCTCCACACCGATCCGGGGCCAGCCAATCACCGTATGCAGACCCTGAAGCTGCGGCGGAATCGAGATCCCGAGATCCCGCACGAGCTGCTCGCCGTTGAAGTACGCGTCCAACAGCTCCAGCCGAAACCGGTGCTGCATCAGGTCCGTGCGCAGCGCCGTCACCAACGCCGACTCGTCATCCGACAGGCTCAGCAGGGGCAGCTCAGGGATCGTGGCGGCCACAGGTCACCGCCCTTCACCTCAACACGACGACCCGGCCCTTACCGGGCGCGCCCTTCCGTTTCCCGAACTGCTCGCTGTTCAGCACCATCCGCCGCAGCATCCGGGCGCCGATCGCACACACTGCCAAGTCGACTTTCCGCGCCGACTCGCGATGCTCCTTACCGATCGAGTAGCCCCAGGCGTTCGTCCGGCGCCGGGCATTCGCGATGTGCTGCCGCAGCACCCTGTGCCCGTCATGAGGCACCTGCCGCTCCAGCACGTCCCGGTAGAACCGGTCCACGGCCTCCGTGAACGTCTGCTGGCGGCGCCGGTCCCGCATGTCCCACATGACAGCGTGTCGGTTCGCGCCACCTGAGACGGCCTTCAGCTTGAGCCGGCGGCCGTACCGCTGCGCCCATGCGTCGATGTAGCCGTCCCAGTACCGTTCACCGTCCGACTCGTCAAAGCCTGAGCCCGGGTCACCGAAGAACGCCACCGGCCGGAATTCTGCGAACACCTGGTCCACCACACCGTCGACCTGCTCCCGCGGCACCCGATAGGGCGCATCGCCCGGCCAGTTCGGCGGCTTCTGCCACACCCCGAGCGTCTTCACGAACCCATCCGACAAGCGGCAGCCGACGAGGCCCGTCGCGTCATCAGACTTGGAGCCGTCGAAGAACAGGGCGATCTCGTCCCGCGGCGCAAGGTCCATCCCCTCGTGCGGGTTCGCGTCCCACTCGTACCGAGCCAGGAACGCGTCCTCCGCGGCGACGATCTGGTTGAACCAGAACCGACGCGACCGGCTGGGCGGGTTTCGGGTATCGAGGATCGACGCCTTGAGCCGGTCGATGTCCAGCCACGTTGAATCCCCCCGCACCGCCTTCAGCGTCGGGACGATCCACTCCTCCGTCAGCAGCGCCTCAGCTGGCGCCTCCAACGAGTCGTAGAACAGGCCGGTGTCCAGCGCCCGACCCGACTGCGACGACTCGAACGCCTCCCGCGTCCGCTCCGCGACGCTGTCCTCGCCCGGCTCGTAGGCGTTCGTGTCCGCCAACGTCCGCGCCTGACCATCCGCCGACTTCGTCGCGTTCCGCTCGATGACCGCCGCCATCTCATGGCCGCCGTTGGACTCCACCCAGTGATGCGTCTCGCCCATCGACGTGAACGTCGGACGACCGCCCTCCAGCGCCCGCGGCGAACTCGTCACCGCCTCGATCCGGGCCCGCCCCTTGTCGGCATAGATGATCTCCTTGCCGAGGTCGATGCGGTACTCCTCCAGCGCCCGCTTCGTGAACAAGCTCGGGAACAGCGTCATCGTGTTCCGCGTCTGGTCCTGCGACACCGCGGCGATCTGCACCCATGCCGCAGGATGCTGCACCCCGATCGGCTGGCCCGGCGGAATCCCCCACTCGTCGCCCTCGTCCGCTACCCGCCCCGACGGCCGGCACGGGCCGACGAACTCGAACCCCGCCCACGTCGCCTTCACCGGGTCCTTGCCCCAGCCCTTCAGGCGCTGCAGGACACCGTCCCGCCACAGGAAACGGTTCGTCACCGGGTCCAGCGCGTACCACCACAGCGTCAGACGGGCCTGCTCCGAGGTGTACCGCCACGGCGCCCCCACATGGTGCTGCAGATACGTCGCCGTCCAGGCGAGCGCATGCCAGCCCAGCGTGTACTCGGGAAGGAGGAACCGACCGTCCGGACCACGCTTCCACGTCGGCCCGATCGTGAACGGAGTGACGACCTCGGGGACCCGCTCAGACTCCGCAGCCATCGAGTTGCCCGAGCACAAACCCGCGACGCGAAAGGTGCGCAACCAGCGCCTCGACCTGATCACGAGCAGGACTCCGCTCGAAACCAGGCAACCGCACCACGACGACATCCCTGATGCCATGCGACCGGCGGCCATCCGCGAACGAGAACTGACCCTGCGGAATCTCGTACCGCCGAGCCCAGCACAGCATCTCTTCCATGCTGCCCGCACACACCAGGAACCTCAGCACGTCAGCCCCCGATCGCAGCACGGTAGTCGGCGATCGCTGTCACGCCCGCCGGCGCCTGCTGCTGCGCAGGCTGGCGCTCCAGTTCGATCCGAGCCCGCCGACGGTCCCCCTCCGTCGTCAACAGCCGAGCCATCACGCTGTCCAGCGCCGACACGAACTGCCCATTCGGCGGCCGGTCCGACGACAAGCCCCGCGACATCAGCTCCGCCGCATACCGGGCCATCGCCCAGTCCGACGGCTGATAGAACACCGCCTGCCCCGACTCCCGCAGCGACAGGTACCAGTCCCGCGCGATCGGATGCCACAGCTCATCCGGCTCCGGAAGCTCCGGCAGATCCACCGGCGCCCCCGACGGTGCCTTGGCCAACTCGGGGCCCTCGTCCTTGTTCCGCCGCCGCCGCTCCTCCGAGCGCTTGGGGATAGGACCGTGCGTGCCCATGGCGACCTCCAGGGTCTGGCCCGCCTCCAGGGCGAGCGGGTGGGCGGATGAAGCACCGCGGGTGGCCGCCTCCAGGGCGACCGAGTCACGGTGGACGATCAAGAGGGCGGGGGCTTAGGGAACCCGTACAGAGGGTCAGGTGCTATACGGCCCCGATGGCCGTGATCATGGGGGGAAGATCATCCCCCCGGGTGATCTTGAGCCGGACGATCTTCCCGGAGATCACGGATCATCGTTCGCGATCACTCCGACTGATCACCCACTGCCCGCGACGATCACGCTCGACCACCGAGCCCAGCCCGACGAGCCGTTCGCAGCTCACCGACTTCGATCACTCGACGAACATCAACTCGAACAGTTGCTCATGCTCGACACGTGATCACATGCCTCGCATGCATGGCCTCACGCCTGCCAGTGCCATGCCCACTGGGCGCCGTGCACCCGCCGCCTACCGCCTGCCCCTGCGCCTACCTGGGTTGAGCCTGCTACCCGTGTACACGCCTGTGTTGCGCTTGTGCAGCCGCTGGCAGTAGCCCTTGGCCCTTGCTCCCATGTACTTGGAGAGCTGCCTGTTGCACCGCTTCCAGTCTCCTGGTGTTCCCCATCTGATCTTGGCTGCGCCTGGGCCCGTGGACCAGTAGCGCCTGAGCTGTTCGGCGTTGCCCCTGCTGCTGCGTCCTCGTCCCTTGCTGGCCACGTGGATCACTCCTCGGGCTGCTGGTCCTGGTCGATGCGGGTGATGGTGGCTCCGCTGTGTGCGGGTACGGCGATGCAGGTGCCGTGTGGGTCGGCGAGTACGGCCCAGCCGTGGTCGATGGTGAGGGTGAGGTGGTCGTCCTCGGCGAGGATGTCCTCGCCCTGCCCCTTCGGATAGCGGATCAGGAACGCGGGCACGTGGTCACCTCAGCCCTGGGTGCTGCTCGGGTGGGCGCCGTCTGCCGGGCCGCGGGTTGGCGGCTTGGGCGGCGTTGCCCTCGGCGCTGGACTTGAGGCCGTGGCATTCGGCGCACACGCCCTGTAGCTGTGAGGGCTGGTGGTCGTCGGTCTTGGGCTTGATGTGGTCGCAGTGGGAGCTGGGCCGTACTCCGCAGAGGACGCAGATCACGTCCCGGGCGAGGACTTCGGCGCGGATCTTCTTCCATCCTCGGGGCAGCCGGCTCACACGATCCGAGCCCTGCCACCCGCCGCTCATGGTTCGTCGTCCTCGTCGGCGAGGTCGTAGCCGCTGTTTTCGACGGCTTGTGCGGCGGTGACCATGCCGAGTGCGGTGACCCAGTCGAGCGCGTCGGAGCGGCCCTTCACCAGGTGGACGCTGCCGTCGGCTTTGATGACTTTGAGGATGACGATGGCGTCCATGGTCATGTCGCCGTCGTCGATGTCGGCGGTGAGCCCGATCGCGTCGAGCATCTGCCCGACGGGCTGCTCAGCCACGGCGGGACCACCACCAACAGCCGAGCGTGTCGCCGCGCATGGTCTCGACGCCGCCGCCGAGCTGGGCGAGGACGTGGTCCATGTCGTCGGCATCCCACTGGTGAAGGTGGGCCTCGTAGGGGTTGCCGTCGACCTCACCCTGCGGCGAGTCGACGATCGGGACCGAGACGAGGATGTGCCACGCGCCAGCGGCCTCGACGCGCTCCAGCAGTGCGACGGCATCCTCGCGTGGCATGTGTTCGAGGACGTCGCCGAGGATGACGAGGTCCCGATGGAACAGATGGCCCGCCGAGTCGCGCACGTCTTCGATGTGGATCTCGTCGTACATGGTGCGGGTCTTCGTCGACTTCAGCTTGTACTTGGCCACGAAGGGCTTGTGGATCTCGACTGCGGTCCACCACACGCCCTTGTGCACGGGGCGGAACAGTCTCGCGTAGGTGCCCTCGCCGGGGCCGACGTCGCACACGGTGTCGGGCAGGTGCCGCTCGAACCGGGTCAGGGACCAGTCCTTGCCCTCGGTGTCACTCGTCGGCATCGCGCACCTCCTGCCTGTAGGCCGTGTGGTCGTTCGCGGGGATGTCGACGGTCTCAGGCGTCACGATCACAGCGCGTGCGCCCATCCGGCCGGCGAACTCCTCCCAGCGGTCCAGCACCTTGCCCGTGCCGGGAGCGAGCACGACCCGCTCGGGCACCGTCTGGTCGACTACGAGCGCGAATGGCGGCCGGGTGTCGTCGGGGCCTTCGGGCAGTTCGAGGATCTGGAGACGGGCCATCAGCCGTTCACCGCCTTGGCATCCTGGTGGTGGATGCTGCGGACGTTGGCGGCCGGGATGTGACTGACGATCACGCTGCCGTCTCCGTCGGCACCGAGGTAGGCGGTGTACTGCGGTCCCTCTTCTTCGACGCGGTCGGCCTGGATCGTCTCTGTGTCGCCGGTGAGGTAGTTGATCGTGTAGCTGGGCATGGCGCGGGCTCCTTGTGTTGGGAGGGTCCTGCTGCCCGCACCCTCCCGACGGCGGGCAGCAGGGGCATGTGGTTGTCCACCGCCCGGATTCGAACCGGGGTTACCGCGCCGGGGCCGTTCCCGCCGTGGCGGGTTTGAGGTGCGTGCACGCAGCCTCTGGGGACTCGAACCCCGCGGTACACGGCGTCTTAGGCCGCTGGACTACTGGTGGTTGGTTGGTGGCCGCCCCGTGCCCTCGGCGGGGCGGCCACCATGGGGCTCAACAGCTGGGGGCTGGAGCACCCGGTCTACGCAGCGCGCGGGGCGCTGGCGGGCAGGGGCGGGGGTTCGCCGGGTGTGACGTCGCCGGTGAACTCGTCGACAGTCCGCGGCGTCATCTCCATGACGTCGTAGCGGGTTCCGCGGCCCGTCCCGTAGCGGCTGATACGGCCTTCGGAAGCCCACCGCCAGATGGTGCCGACGGGCCGGCCGGTGTAGTGGGCGGCGTCGGATGCGGTGACGAGAGCAGGCACGGCCACCCCCAGAAATGCGAAAGGGCCACCCGGTACGGGAGGCCCTCAGAGCGCAGTATGTCTATCTGAGCAGATCTTCCCTTCGGTATCACTCTCTGTCAAGTTCATAGGTGTGGCCCCGCCGCACTGGGGGTTTGGCGGGGCCACAAGGGGGGTGGCTGGCTACTGGATCGACCCGGTCCAGTGGGGGTCGTCGGTGGCGACGGTCCCGTCGTCGGTGGTGCGTTGGAGGGTGACGAGCATGCTGGTGCCGTACTTCTTCTCCAGCACACCGTCTTCGGTCTTCGCGGCGGTCTGGCCGGCGGCGAGCCGTCCGGTGATTTCGGCTGAGCCGGCGTCCCAGGTGGTGACCGCAGCCTCGCCGCCCTTGGTGGCGCCTTCGGCGATGATGGAGAAGTCGTCGAGGTCGACGGGCTGCTTGGACCCGTTGTCGAACTTGATGTTGATGCGGAACGCGATCTCGTCGGGCGAGGGCTTGCTGTCGTACTCGGAGAACTTGGTGACCTGCTCGATGCTGGTGACGGTGGCTTTGATGCCGTCGTGGTAGCGGAAGGTGTCACCGACCTGCATTTCGGTCTTCGACGCTGCGGCTTTCTGCTTGTCGGCGTCGTCGGCCGGCTTGTCGGCGGCGGTCTTCTTCGGCTCGACGTCGGCGTGTCCGCCCCCGTCGTTGTTGCTGCAGGCGGTGAGGGGCAGCAGAGCGATAGCGGCCACGGTCGCGTATATGCGGATCTTCACGATTCCCCCCTTGTGGTTGAGAAGCGGATCGTATCGACGGCCTGACGCCGTCGGGAGCCGTATGCGGCGGGTGTGACCGTTCCGTGCCCCAACGGCCCCCACCGTGGCGGGGGCCTACAGTGGGCGACACCGCCCCTCCCGATACGCCCGGGAGGGGCGGGCCGGATCAGACGGTCGCCTCCTCGCGGTCGGGGTGCTCCGCCTCCCAGTGCTGGTCGCACCGCTTGCACAGTCCCTCGACGCCTGCCACGGGCCCGACGTACAGGTGCTGACCGCAGTAGTAGCCGCCGCAGCCGTACTCGTCGCCGCCCGGGGTGCTGCCGCACAGGTGGGCCAGGCCGCGGTCGATCGCCTCCTCGCAGCCGGGCTCCTCGCACATGGCTTCGACGTCGTATCCGGCGTCGATCTTCTCGCCGTTCCGGTAGATCTCGTATCGCGCGTACCCCATCAGATCCTCCTCGGTTGGGTTCATGGTGCGCCTGCCGGGCGACAGGCGGTTGGTCAGGCGGCTTGGGGCCTGGGGTCGACGCCGGTGGCGGAGATCCGCAGCCGCTCCCGCATGTAGTCGGGGATGTCGGCGTCGGGGTGGTCGGCGACGTACCGCTGGAGCTTGGCGATGCCGTCCTCCGCCTTGAGGTACGCCTCGACGTCGTCCTCCTCGGTGCCCTCGAACGCGTAGGCGTCCGGGAAGGCGACCACCAGCAGATCGTGCACGTACTTCCGCGGCGTCCAGCCGGGCGGAATCCAAGCGGTCATAGCTCCTCCTTCAGTGGTTGTTGGTCTTGGCCCACACGCCGCGGGGGGAGTTCGTACACCCGCGGGCGGGCGGGGTCAGACGCGGACGAGGGCCTTGCCCAGTTCCTTGAGGAACTCCTGCTGGGTCTTCTTGGCGACGTCGTCGTCGGTGCATACGGAGCTGTTGTTGTACTGGGCGAGGGTCTGCAGACCCTTGGGGATGTGCGTGTAGAACGGGCCGTACAGGTTCCAGGCGCGTTCGGCGGACATGGTGCCGCACATGGGCATGGGCCGGCCGGTGATGGTCGACGACATGCGGGTGAAGGTGTACTCGTGGACGAGGTCGCCCCACTCGCCGGTGACCATCTTGTTGGGGACGATGCAGTAGTAGGTCTTGCCGATCACGACGGCCTTCGCGAACTTCCGGCCGTCCTTGCCTGCCTTGTGCTGGGCGATCTGCTGGTCGATGGCGGAGAAGATTCCCATGCTGTGCTCCTTCGGTGGTGGGTTAGCGCCAGGTCCAGGCGCTGCGGGTGTTGGCGGCGTTGCGGGCGGAGTCGGCGAGCTGCTGGGCGTCGCGGGCCCAGTCGGCGGGCATCTTGGGGTGCTGGGCGGCGGCGGTGAGGATGCGCGCCATGTCGCCGGCGTCGCGGGTAGAGACGGTGAACGGGTCACCGGACCGCCGGGCGAAGAGGGCCTTGATGCGGCGCCAGTCGCGGCCGGGCAGTACGTGCGCGATGTGCTGGCCGAGGTTGTGGATGCTGCTGGCCGAGCGGCACATGTCGTCGCTGTCGGGGCGGTGGGAGATGTTCCAACCCATGCGGGTTCTCCTTCAGTGGATGGTCTCGGTGTGGTCCACGGCGGCGGTCAAGATGTCGGCGTGGTCGAAGGCCAGCGGGGGCAGCGCGTTCAGCGGCCACCAGCGGGCGTCGCGGGCGTCGTCGCCTGCCTGGGCGGGCGTGCCGGAGACGACGGTGAGGTGGTAGGCGACGGTGACGTACCGGCCGCGCGGGTCACGGCCCGGAGTGTCGAACACACCGATCTGCTCCAGCTCGTCCGGCGCCGCAAGCACGCCGGTCTCCTCGAACAGCTCCCGGGCGGCAGCCTCACGGCTGGTCTCACCCCGGTCGACATGCCCGCCGGGCAGCGCCCACGCGCCCTCGTAGGGGGCCCAGCCGCGCTCGATGAGGAGGACGCGGCCGTCGGTCGTGGTGACCACCACATCAGCGGTGTAGCGGATCGTCTCGTCCACGGCGATCACTTCTCCCGCAGCGAGTAGCGGATGATGGCGACGTCGCTGGCGGGGACTCGGTACTCGCTCGCGTACCAGTTCTTGAGCCCTGCGAGGAGGGATCCCACGGTGGCGCCGGGCTGGGTGGTGTAGTTGCCGGAGCAGTCCTTCGCCGCGTTGGGGCCGTAGCTGACGGGTCCGCTGGTGACGGTGATGGACCACGAGTACTTGCTGGCGGTGAGCGGGGTGTTCGGGTTGCTGTAGTCGGGCATCGGGTTCTCCTTCGGTTGGGTGGTCGGGCTGTGGTTACAGCCCGCGTTGTGTGGCGAGGTCTGCTGCGGCGCCGAGGACGGCCGCGGCGTGTGCGGTGTTGGCGAGGCGCCGGTTCTGTTCGGGGATGGGGTCGCCGCCTCCGAGGGCCCGGCGGAGCAGCAGCCGGGCTTCGCCTTCGTCGCGGTGGCTGCGGGCTTCGGCGCGGATGGCTTCGGCCAGGCACATGCCGCCGCTGGTGCGGGCAGCTTCGCGGCACCAGCCGTCGCGGAGGATGCGGGCCCTGGCCCGGTGCAGGAGCGCGGCGACGGGGGTCTGCTCGGCGGCCGGCTGGGTGGCGACGGGCAGGTGCGGGATCTCGACCTCGGGCCCGGGCAGGTGGGCGGTGTTCACCGCGTGGGCGAGGGCGGCCTCGTCGAGACGGACGGTCATCGCAGCGTCGACAGCGGCGAGCCGCGCCTCCAGACCGGGCTCCCCCACCGAGACGGCTGCGGGGGCGAGCGCGGCGGCGGTCATCGGGCCACCTCGGCGAGGAACTTCTGCAGCGGCCCGGTGCCGGACGGCCCCCACACCGGGTGGACGACGGCGACCGGCTGGGCGTCGGCGACGGCCCGGTAGGCGGTGCGGTGGATGCCGTGCCAGGTGCTGCGCAGGACCCGGTCGTCGACGCGCTGACCGAACACGGTGATCGGTTCGCCGTTGCGGTCGGTGGCGCAGGTCCACTGGCCGCCGGTGGTGGCGCGGAGGCCGTGCCGCTGGGCGGCGCGCCTCACGCGCTGCAGCATGTCCGGGTCGGCGACGAAGCCGTCGACGGCGGCGCGCTGCCGCCAGTGGGCGCCGTCGTAGCCGGTGCCGTCCGTTCCGGGCTGCGAGCAGGTGGTGAGGAACCCGGCCCGGTTGGCGGCAGCGAGGGCGCGGATGAGGGGGCGGGTTTCCTCGTCGGGCCCGTAGCCGGCTGCGTAGCCGGGCCATGATTTGAGGTCGCCTTCGAGCCAGCGGGCCATCAGCTGGCCGAGGTCGTTGAGGGTGCGGGCGTCGGCCCATGTGCGGCGGTCCGCGCGGGACATTCCCATGATCGGGTCTCCTGTTCAGTCGATGGTGCATATGTGTATCTTTCGGGCATTGCGGGGCGTGATACTGCCCGTGATGGGGCGTGATGGTGCAGGTCAGGGCCGTGATGGTGGGCGTGACGGGGGCGTGATGCGTCACGGGCAGACCGGGCCCGTCACGCCCTCATCACGGGGGGCGTCACGGCCGTGACCTGCAGCGTCACGCCCCCGCAGTCGTGCGGATCAGCCCGGTTCGGGGGCTTCCTCACCCGCCAGAGCTGTGATCGTCTCCAGGTAGTAGCCGCGGCCACCGCTCCACTGGCGGGCCTTCATGTCGACCCCCGGCGCCACCGCGGCGGCAGCGTCACGCAGCGCCTTCAGGTACCGGTTGCGGGCCGGCTCGATGTCCTCGTCGTCCTCCGGCGCCCACCGCTCCGGAGCCGCGGCGGCCACGTAGTCGAACAGGTCGGCGGACGTCATCCGCGGCGGGTCCTCCGCGGCGGTGAACGCGGCCCGGGCCAGCTCGATCGGCTCCGGCAGCCGCTCCACCGGACGCACCTCGTCGAGGTCGTCGAACGAGACACCCGCGGCATCCAGGGACTCCGCGTCGATCCACGGGCGACCGGCAGCCGCCCGCTCCGCGGCACGCCTCTTGCCCTCCTGCGGACCCATGGCGATGAACTTGTGGATCAGCGGGTCGGTGGAGCCGCCGCCCATGATGTACACCTTGCCCGCGTCGGCCGGGTCCTCCCCCTGGGCGGGGTGGAGCCGGTCGGGCCGCCACCCGTTCGCACCGGCGCCGGTGCCGAAGACCTGCACGATGTCCTGATGCCTCGACGGGCCGACGATCTTCAATGCGATGGAGTCGGCGATAGCGGCGCCGATCGCATCCTTCGTGGCCTCCTGCGCAGCCAGGCCGATCTGCACGCGCGCCTTACGGCCCACCCGCAGGATCGCCACCACGAGCGCCTTGGCCCGCTGCGACAGCTGCGGATACTCGTCGAGGAGCGTGACGATCGCCGGATAGCGGGGCGAGGGCACCCAGTTGTCGCCCATGCCGAGCTTCCCCAGCAGCGTCGCCCGCGCCTTCGCAATCTTCAGGACCTTCTCCAGCACGGCCTCGATGATGTGCATACTGTCCGCGCCGACCACCCGCACCCCGACAGCCTCAGCGAGCGGCTCCAGGCCGTTGCCGCCCGGGTCGAGGTCGATGACGACAACGTCCTCGCAGGCGGTCAGCACGTCACCGATCGTCCGCAGCGTCACCGACTTCCCACCACCCGACGAGGCGATGGTGATGAAGTGCTGACCCAGGAACGACAGCCGGGTGTCCTGCCCGTCCATCCGCCTGGCCACCAGCGACCGGTCCCGCATCTGCACGCTGTTCGGCTTCCGCTCGGGCAGGGCAGGCATCTCCTCGAACGGGTCGCCCTCGACGAGTCGGAGCACCACCTGGGCGCGCCGCTTCCGCATGGGCTGGCACAACAGCCCGTCGGTCGGCAGGTCCAGCGGCGTCTCCAACTCGGGCGCCTTGCTGATCAGGTCGGACGGCTTGCCCTTCTTGAGGCGGACCGTGACCTCCCAGCCCCACGAGTAGTGGCGGCCGGCTTCCACCGCGGCGACGGCAATACCCTCCGACACGAGGGCCCGGCGTACCGCCTCGGCGGCCTGGTCGCGGGTGTGGGCGTCGGCGATGGGGAACGGGTCGTCGTCGCTGCCGTCGATCTCGATGATTCCGCCGGTGGTGTCGGCGAACGGGATGCTGTCGCCGGTGCCGGGCCGTCCGTGCCAGGCACCGACCGCCATGGCGCCGCCGGCGAGGAGCAGGTCGATCCAGCCGCCGCCCACGACAACGGCCGTGGTGAAGCTGGCGCCACCCGCGGTCCCCCAGCCGCCGGTCTTGATCCAGTGCCAGCGCTTGTGGAGCCGGTATGCGGCGCGGCGCTCGGTGAGGCTGCGCCGGGCCGAGTCCTCAGCCGACACATCCCCCGCAGCGGCCTTCAGCTCAGCCTTGGCGGAGGCGATCATCTGCGGGTAGTCGTCGCGGCGGGAGTCCAGCCACCGTCGGCCGAGCTGCCGGTAGCCGCGCACCGTCCACCCGACGTACAGGCGGTTGTCTGTGGCGTGCTGCCGGGCGCGGGCGGCGAGCGCCGCACCCGACTCGATCCACGCCGGCCGCACCGACTGCCCCTGGTGCTCGACGACGGTCCCCTCGAACGGGGCCGGGGTGTCCTTCACGAGGGCCAGCGGAGGCCGGCCGGTGGCTGCCTCGGCGGCGTCGGCGGGGACCCGCACAGTGGTGTCGATACTCATCTCGTCGGGTCCTCTCACTTACCGTCGGCGGCGGCGGGCTGGGTCTGCTCGATGGCCGCCTGCTTCTTCGCCCCAGCGCTGTACGGCTGGGTGTCGCCAGGGGTGCGGCGAGGCGGTGTGCCGCCGTTGAAGCGGCGCCCGTCGGGCGCGTCAGGAGCCTTCTTCGAGCGGGCAGCCTTTTGGGAAGTGATCAGGGAGAACTCGCCCTCTATCGGCATCTCCGTGACCGTCTTCATACGGGCCTGCGCAGCACGCGCCGTCGCCTCGATCTCGGTGGTGTAGCCGACCCTCTTCGAGCCGGTGACGACGTACCACGCCTCGCTCCAGATGGCTTCGGTGACGACCGCCTCACCGCGGGCCGAACGCAGCGACTCCGCTACCTCCCACACGTCCGGGTGCCGACGCTGACGGTCGTTGTCGCGGCGTTCCTGCTCGACCTCTGCACGCCGCTTCTGGTCGAGCCGCTCCGCCGCAGACTTCTCCTCGGCGGCGCGCTTCTCGGCCTTCGCCCGCTCCCGATCCTTCGCTGCGGCCTTCTCCGCCTTCTCCGTCGCGCGCCGCTCCCGGAACGAGGGAATGCCGTCCGCCTTCTGCGCGATGCCGTGCTCGTAGGCCATCAGCACGATCGGCCCACCAAGCGAGGCGATGGCGCCGATCAGGCCCGCGTTGAAACCGATCCGCGCGTCGGCCATGCCGCCATACAGGTTGATGGCAGCGGCGATCAGCGCACCGAGCATGATGCCCACCCGGTACGGGGCCACGTCGCGCTTGTGGGCGACCGCCCATGCGGCGCCGCACGCGAGGACCAGAGCGAAACCCTCCAGCAGGCCGGGCGCGGCGATGAGGAACGGACGCTCGGGGTCCCAGAAGTGCAGGAACTGCACCGGCGCCGCGATGATCAGGCCGACGGCGTAGATACCGCGGGCCCCCCACTTCCAGTACCTCTCGCTGCGCTGCTGCTCCGCGGCACGGTCAGCCTCCTGCTGCGCCTCCTCGGCTTCCTGCCGCTCGGCCTTGTCCTTCGCGACCCGCTCCTCAGCGGCCTTCCGCTGCTGCTCGGCCATGTGCCGGTCGTGGGCGGCCTGGTCCTTCTCCAGCTTCAGCCGGGCCCGCTCGTTGGCGAGGCGCTGCTTCTCCGCCTCCTCCTTGGCGACGATCTCGGCGGCCTTGGCTTTGCCCTCGGCCTCGATACGCAGGGCTTCGGACTCGGCGTAGGACTTGGATCGGATCGCGTCCGCCTTCGCCTGCTCCACCGGATCGGCGGCCTGGCGCTCGTAGCCGTTGACGTGCTCGGTAGCGGTAGACATCGGTCAGCCTCCTTCCGGTCAGACAGTTGAGTGCGGTCGGTTCTGGTGCTTGCTGGCTGCCTCGGTGCGGATGCGGCCTTCGTCGATGGCCCCGTCGAACACGAGGGCCATGACGACGAGGCCGGCGATGGCGAGCCGTACCGGGGCGGGGGCGTCCAGCCCGACGAACCAGGCCAGACCCGCAATGAGAAGCGCGAGACGCGCCCTCGTCGCCGCGATCAACATCGAGATGTTCATGACGTCCTTCCAAAACTCAGAGGTGGGGGTGCTGGGCCGGTTCTCCTTGGGCGCCCGACCCGGCGAGGAGCCGGGCACCCGCGGACAGCCGGTCAGCGGCGCACGGTGACGTTCTTGTGCTCCTTCGCGTGCCACTGGCCCTTGGCCTCCGCCTCGTCCCGAGACAGGCAGGGACGCGAGTGCGCCCCACAGGTGCACTTGAAGTAGTGCTTGCCGAAGTCCGACTCGACGGTGATCTGCTGCTTGCGTCCGAACATGGGTGCCTCCAAGGCATTGAGTGGTGGCGGTCCGGCCGGTCTGGCCGGCTCCCCTCACCGCCCGACTGGGGGTATGCCGGGCGGATCGGGCAGCCGTCAGCGCATCCCGGCTGTGATGAGAGTGATGAGCGCCGCCGCGCTCAGGGGGCCGCCGGTCGCCAGCGTGAGGTTCACCGCACGCTGCAGGCCGCGCATCTTCGCCACGACGATCCGCGACAGCGCCACCGTGTGCGCGGCCGTGCAGTCGACCGCCAGCTCGGCCGTCAACTGCTCGGGGCTCAACGTCGCCCAGTGCGGGAAGCCGACCCGGGCCGCCGTCGGGGAGATGCGGGGACGCACCACAAGCAGCAGCAGAGTCACCGACGCCAGCAGCACACCCAGCGCACCGGCCCCCACGATCCGGGCCGCGACCGGCACCCACGGCTGCGCGCCCAGCGTCCACACGCCGGCCAGCGCCACACCGTTGAACGCCAGCAGCAGACTCGCCTTGGAATCGGTGCGGGCAATCTCCGCCTTCACCTCAGCCTTCGCATCGGCGAGGGCGCCCATCACCGACCACCCGCCTCGGGTTGCGGCACCGCACGGCACTGCTTGGCGTGGGCCTGGGCCTCACCGCGGGCATCCACCAGACCCGCCTCGGGGCTGTCCGGGTCCGACCGACGGTTCGTCACCTGCTGCCCGCAGCCGCCGCAGGGGCCGCCGAAGTTGTTCACCGGGTCCGGGCCGAACAGGTCGACCGCCGCCCCACCCACCGTCAGATAGCGGGCCACCACCCCCGCCGGCCAAGCACTCACGCCGCCACCCCCGCCGGCTGGCCGTACATCTGGGCGGCGTGGAGCTGCTCGAACAGGGGGTCCCGCGACGGGTGCGCCAGGTCGAAGTCCTTCGCGGCCTGCAGCGCCCGCATCTCGGCGAACTCGTCGCCCTCGGCACGCGCCCGATCGAACGCCACCTCCAGCTCGGTGCGACGCTCGGCGACCTGCCGGGCCTCGACGTAGGCGGCCTCCACCTCAGCCTCCGCCACCGACATACGCGACCGACGCGCCGCAGTGAACGAGAAGACCGTGGCCGCATCACCATCGGACAGCAGGGACAGAGGAGCAGGAGACGAAGACAGCGGGGTGAAAGTAGAGTTCATGGTGGGTCCTCCTAGGGGACTCGATAGGCCCTGGTCGGAGCTGCTACCTCCGGCCGGGGCCGCTTTGTTGTGTCAGGCGGCGTCGGGCTTGGCGCCGACCTGCGCGCCGTGCAGGTACGTGGTGATCGCCGCTTCGGCGATGCGGAACCGGGGCCGCTTGGTGCCCACCGCGACGTTGATCGCGGGCAGGTGGCCGGAGGCGATGAGCCGGCGCACGTGCTGCGGGGTGATCCCGATTCGCTTGGCCGCCGCGCCGGTCGAGAGGTAGTCGCCACGAGGGGCGACCGTCTGAGTCGTCACTGGGTGCTCCCCTTGGGTCGACGTGGGGTGTGGTGACTAGAGAACCAGATCGCTACGTAGCAATCAATAGAACTGGAGCAATTAGAGCCGGTTCAAGACACACGAAAGCCCCCGCCCATCCGGGCGGGGGCCACGTTTCAGCAGGTCAGGACTAGATGTCGTACTGGAGCAGGTAGCGAGACGCGTCCAGAATCATCCGGTTGACCTCGACCACGACCCCGTCGGGGCGTCGGGCATACCGGTGCTGTTCGATCACTGGAGCACCAGCCGCGAGCGCGAGGTCATCGACCTCACCAGGGGTGGCGAGCCGGCACCGAACCTGCTCGCGGAACGACAAAGGGCCGTGCCCCGCATCTCGGAATCGCTCGTAGATGCCACCTGGACCGGTGTCGACCTGTGTGATGCGGGTCCCACGGGCGAACTCGTCGGGGATGTACGAGGTCGCCCGCATGACGGGCACCCCCTCGACGAGGTACCGGCGCCCCCGCTTCCACACCAGTTCACCCGCCTCGACATCTAGGGCTCGCGCAACCTCATCCGGGGCGGGCAGCTGCTCGATCTGGACGTCAGCAACAACGAGGTCGCGATCTTCGATGTCGACTTCCCACATCGATTGCGCTTCGCCCCACTCCTCCGGAGAGAGTCGCTTGAGCGCGTTACGGACGATGGGCCGCCACTCGGTTAGGCGCCAGCCGGACCCGACGCGACTCTCGACGAGCCCTTCGTCGCGGAGGACTGCCAGGGCTTGCCGGACGGTCATCTGCGAGGCTCCGTAGCGCTCGCTCAGTTCCCTCTCGGTGGAGAGCTTGCGGGTCGCGTCGAACTCGCCCGACTTGATCCGCCTACGCAGGTCGTCGGCGATCTCGCGGTACTTGTGCTGCGCGCCGGGCTTGCGTGGCACATGACCTCCCTCAATACGGATTCATCTAGAGCAACGCTACCTGCTGTACATGCACAGGGCAGCGCGGGCACCCTTCGACGGGTAGCCCCGATTGCTCTAGAGCGCTATGGTTCCTGTAGTTGCGGCGTAACAGCGCGCACAACTACATCACCTCGACTGCCCAGGGGGGCCATGACCGCGCGGGCTAAGGCCGGTGAAGACACGACAGCGGCCGGGGTCACGTCATGTGGCTGCACGACGTCCCGGCCGCTGAGAACCAGCAGGTAGCCGCCTGCTGATCAAGGAAACCAGCTCATCGCAGAGAGGTAGTTCCACCATGAGTGTATCGACATGTCTGCCTGCGGGCACTCCCGACTCCTCCCCGATCCCGCTCCCTCGGATCGCGTCGGCGCCGTTGCCGGATCTGCTGGCGTCGGTGAACGGGGAGGTCGTGGTGCTGGACGCGCTCGACGACCCGAACCTGTTCGGTGGGATCGTGGACCGTCCGGGCCGGCTGTTGTTTGCGATGCCGCCGCGGCGTCCGGCTGTCGAGCGGGAGCGTTGGGTGCGGGCGCTGCTGGCGCATCGGGAGGGTTACGGTCAGGCTGAGGTGCAGGAGGCGCTGACCGTCTGACCCCGCACACGACAGGAAGCCCCCGGCCGCCGTTGCGGTCGGGGGCTTCCGTGTGGGCGGGGGTCGGGTTCACTCGGTGGTGTGGCGGGGTGTGAGCCACCAGAGGTGGGTGGGTTCGAGGCGGGGTTCTTGGTCGGCGGCGTCGAGCCAGGTGTTGAGGCAGTCGGGGCAGAGGGCGATGCTGTGTCCGGGCTGGGTGCGGATGATGGCGACTGGGGTGTGGCAGTCGCCGGTGCGGGCGTTACAGACGGTGAACCGCGTCATGCCGCTGTCCTTTCAGCGAGCGGCAGCTGCCTCAGTTCGGCCCACCCGTATTGGGTGCCGCACTGGCAGCGCTGGCCGGGGGTGTCGAGCGTGATCCGCATGGTGGCGTCGCACAGGGCGCAGACGACGGTGACGCGCTTGGCGGGGGGTTCGCCGGACACTTGGGCGCGGCACTGGCCTACGGCCTGCTTGACCTCGGCGTGCAGTTCGCGGAACGCCTCGTGGTTCTCGGCTGCCCAGGGGAGGAGGATGCGGAGCCGGCTGACGGCCTGGTCGAGCTGGCCTTGGAGGTCGCCTTGCCAGCGGGGGTGCCGGTAGCCGAGGTGCTCGTGGATGTCGACGAGCCAGGTCTGGAGGATGGTGACGACTCCCCCGCGGCTGGCCAGGCTGAGCGGCTCGAGTCGTATGGGGAGGGGGGCGGTGCGGCTGCCGGAGACGCGGGCGTTGTCGCCGATGGTGCCGGGGGTGAGGACGGTGGCGAGCTGGGCGTACAGGCCGCGGGGCCCGGCGAGGTCCTGCAGCAGCCGGTCGAGCCGGCGGACGCAGGCGCCGCACGCCTGATGACCCCGTTCGCTGTCCCACAGGTCGTGGCCGCAGACGGTGCAGGTGCTGGTGTCCATGGGTGGCTCCTGTCGTGCAGGGGTGCGGGGTGGTGGCCCGGCCGTGTTCGCAGCCGGGCCGGGGGGTTAGTGGGTGTGGGTGAGGGCCCAGGCCACGCCTTGGAGTAGCCAGGCGGCGCATTGCAAGGCGGCTGCGGTGAGGGCCCCGAGGCATACCCAGCGGGGCACGGTGACTGGCGTGGTCAGCCACCGGTACACGCGGGTCACGACTGCCCCATGGTCTGGTGGCAGTGGCAGCCGCAGGGGACACCGGTGAACTTGTGGTTGATGCGGCACCTGTCGTGGAGGTGGTCGGCCGCCGCCCGGAGTTCCTCGGCGTGTTCGGTGTGGACGTCGACTACGCGCTCGCACTCGCGGGCCGTCTCACATGCGGTGCTGGTGTACCGCGGAACGTCGATGAGTGCGAGGAGGTGGTCGGGGAGCTGTTCGCGGGTGCTGCCGGGCGGCGGGGGCTGCCAGGCCGGTGCGGCGCTCGCTGCGGCTTCGAGTCCGGCTCGGACGATGGCGTCTCGGTGGGTGGTGCCGAGGTCACGGCCGAGGTGGGTGAGGCACTGGTCCTCGATGGCGTCGGCTGCGACGCGCACCATGGCGTCGGTGATGGTGGGCTCGGTCATGGCTGGCTCCTGTCGAGGTGGTGTGCGAGGTGTCCGCCGTACATGGCGAGGGCTGCGGCGATCTGCTGGCCCCAGCCGTCGGGGTCGATGGGGCGGCCGGCTGCGTCCCATTCGGCGCCGAGGTCTTGGAGGGTGTTCCAGTAGGCGCGGCAGGAGTCACAGGCTGTGGTGATCTCCTGCCGCTGCCACGTCACGGCTGCTCCTCGATGGTGATGTGGTGTCCGTTCCAGGTGAGGGTGTTGCCGGGTTGGGCGACGAGGACTGGTTCGTGGCCGCGTTGGAGGGTGAAGCCGCCGACTGCGGCGGTGGCCCGGTAGCCGTGCTGTCGGCACCAGCGGAGGACGACGTCGAGGTGGGTGCGGTAGCGGATGGTGATGCGGTTGGGGTTGGCGGCGTCGCGGTTGGACAGCATCCGGCGGAAGAGTTCCGCGGTGTTGTGGGCGGTGGCGCGTGTGTCCGTGCGGATGGCGCGCTGGGATTCGGTCTCGTATTCGGTGGCGAGTTCGGCGAGAGTCACGGCTGCTCCTCGAGGGCGCGCACGGTGTCGCAGGGCCAGGCGATGAGGTGGGCGGGCCAGGTGCCGTCACCGCCCCAGCCGGAGCAGTGGCCGCAGATGTCGCTCGTCGTGAACCGCTTCGGCTGGTGCAGCCCGCGGATGGCGGCGAGCTGGTTCTCCAGCCGGACCGCCACCTCGCGCGCCCGGTCACGCTCGCCGCGGAGTTCGGTGTCGGCGGCTCGTTCCCCGCCGATCACTCGGGCTCGCTGCTCGGCCACCCGCCGCCAGTGGGTCAACTCCTCCCGCAGGCGGGCTTCGCGGGTGCGGGACTCGGCGAGCAGCCGGTACACGGCGTGCTGCTCGGCGTCGGCCACGGCCATGGCGGCGTCAGCACGCAGCAACCACATGGCCCGGACATCAGGAGAGACGCGCGGCCACGAAGGCCCGAAGGAGCCTGTGCGGTTTCGGTGCATCGCTGCCGCGTACCGTTCGCGGCGTTCGCTGCTGCCGGTGGTGACGCGGACTGCGCCGCCGCCGGGCTGCTGCGCGTCGGCCAGGTGCACGAGCACGGTCTCCGCAGCGGCCTGCGCACGCGCGTCGGGCACCTGCACACCGCAGCCGGCCAGAGCGGACAACACCACAGCACGGAGGTAGGCGGACTCGATGGCCTCGCGGTCCTGTGCGCCCTCCTGCGGCTCGCTCTCGGTGTCGGCCGGGCTGGGTGTCGCCGGACCGCCTGTGGGGCTTCCCTGTGGGCGTGTGGGCCTCACGGCGGGGGTGTTGTCGGTCATGCTGCGGTCCTTTCGCGGGTGGGGCGGCGTTTGCCGCGGAGGAGGTTGCAGAGGGCGCCGGCGCTGTAGCCGGTCTCGACAGCGAGCTGGGCGTAGGTGGCGCCCTCTGCTCGGCGGTCGCGGAGCTGGTCGAGGTCGGCTTCGGTGAGGAGCTGCCTGCCGTTCCAGACGCCGGTCTTGGTGCGGACCCGCTTGTCCCGCGGGAGGGGGCGGGGTGTTTCGTGTTCGTGCCACAGGCCGAGGACGGCGCGGCGGGCGAGGCGGAGCCGGGCGGAGAACGCGGGGAGGGGCAGGTCGAGAGCATCGGCGGCGGCCTGGTGGTCGCCGGTTGTGGCGAGGGCTTCGATGGCCTGCTGCTGTGCGTCGGTGAGGTGGGGCCAGATCTGGGCGAGGGCATGCCGCTCGATGAGGGTTTCGTCCCAGGGGAGGTGGCCGCGGGTTTGCCAGAAGCGTTGGAAGCTGGGGAGTGCGCCGCGGCCGGCTTGCATGTCGCGGCGGTCCCAGCCGTGGTGGTGCATTTCGTCGGCGACATGGGCGTTGGAGGCTTGTAGGCCGAGGTTGACGAGGTCGCGGCGGGTGGGTCGCTCCCCCACGGTGAGGAGGTGTTCGACGATGGCGTGGTGTATGGCGGCGTACCGGTCGTCGGCGCCGGCCAGGTGCCAGCGGTCGGCGGCGATGGTGTAGCGGGTGAGCCGGTCGAGGTCGCGCATGCTGTAGCCGTGCAGCAGCGGCTGCTCCGCGGCCCTCACGCGGCACCGTCCTCGTTGGTGAGTTCGGCTGGGATGAGGTAGCGGTCGAGGCTGCCGCCCGGCCGGTACATGTCGCCGTAGTTGAAGCGGGCGATGGTGGCGTAGATGCGACGCGCGGTGTCGTCGTCGCGGTCGAGTCGTTCGTTGGTGAACTGTTGGATGGTGCGGAGGATGGCGCGGCAGGCGTACAGCTCGCGGCGGGTGTCCTCCAGTCCGGACACGCGGGCCTGCTCGCCGCGGATCTGGTCGTACAGGCGGTAGGCGACCTCGTCGGCGTCGCCGGGGCCGACGGCTTTCTCGGCGAGTTCCTGCAGTGCGGCTGCGCCGGGAGGGATGGTGCTGGTGCTGGTCCACATCGGCGGTTTCATGCGGCTCCCCCGTTGAAGAGGGTGTTGTGGCCGCCTTCGGGTGCGGGCCAGCCCCATAGGGGGCCGAACGGTTTGGGGCGGGCGATGAGGCCGACGGTGTGGGGCGGGTTGCAGTGTCCGCCGCGGCGGTGGGCGTCGAACGCGGACAGGGAGGAGAACGTTTCGTGGCAGCAGGAGGCGTGGGAGCGTTCGTTGCCGGTCCACCAGCGTCCACATTCGCCGTGCCAGATGGCGTTGGGCGGGGGTGGGGTGTTGGCGGGGTTGCCGTTTCCTGCCGGAACGTTTTGGGTCTGGAGCGTCTGGGAGCTTTCGCGGGTCCCGTTCGACGGCGCGGGCTCTGTGGGCTCGTTGTGGGCGTGCTGGTTCATGCGGCTGTCTCCTTGGGTGTGGTGGTTGCGGGGGCCGTGCGGGTGGCTGTGTGCCCGCTGGACGGCCGTTGGGGGTTCGGGTGGGGCTCGGGAGCCTCACGGGCTCCTGCGGGGCTCTGACGGCCGTGTGGCGGCTCGGTGATGTCTCCGGCGGTGATGAGCCCGCGGGCCATGGCGAGGGCGACGGCGTGGGTGGCGGTGCGCGCGCCGAGCCGGTGGTGTGCGGTGCGCAGGAGCCAGCGGACCGTGTCGAGGGACACGCCCATCCGGTCGGCGGCCTCCTGCGCGGTGCAGCCCCGTGCGGTCCACAGCAGCGCTTCGTGCTGCCGGCCGGTCAGCGGGCTGTCGAGGACGTCGGCGAGGAGCCCGGCCCGGCAGGCGAGGAGGACCGCGTTCGGTGCGTTCGTTGCGCCGAGCTTGCGGAACACCTCGGTCATCAGCTTGCCGATGCTCTTGCTGTCGATGCCGAACTCCCGGGCGAGGTGGCTCTGGGTTTTGCCGAGGGAGATGAGTCGGAGGGCGTCGAGTTGGTGGGCGCTCAGGGGGCGCTTGCTGGGGCCGCGGCGGGACGTCGGCACCGGGCCGGTCATGCGGCACGCTCCAGGGCGGGCGGGGGTGGGAGGACGCGGCCGGGGACTACAGCCCAGGTGCAGGTCCATATGTGGCGGCAGGCCTGGCACCGGTAGGCGGCGGTGAGGGACCCGCGGGCGGCGATACCAGTCGTCGGCCGGTTGTCGCGGGCCAGACAACGCGGGCACGAGTCGGCGTAGTGCGGGTTGTGGTCCGTCATCAGGCCCTCCCCATGGAGCGGAGGCGGGCGAAGTGGCCCTGAAAGGTGAGGGGGATGATGCGGCCCTGGGCGCCGTTGCGGTTCTTCGCGACGATGAGGTCGATCTCCCCGGCGCGGGGCCCGGTGTCGGTGCCGTCCTCAGCGAGAGGCCGGTGCAAGAGCAGGATCACGTTGGCGTCCTGCTCGATGCTGGACGAGTCCTTGAAGTCGGACACGACTGGCTGTCGGCCGACGGCGTTCCGGTTGAACTGGGCGAGTGCGACGACTGGGATCTGGAACTCGCCGGCGAGGAGCTTCAGCCCGCGGGAGATGCCACCGACGTCCTGGGCCCGGTTGTTGCCAGCCTGCGCTCCTTCGGGAGTCATGAGCTGCAGGTAGTCGGCGATTACGATGCCGGGCTTCATGTCGCGGGCGGCCATCCACCGCAGCCGGGCCCGGATCTTGGAGATGGTCAGGCCGGGCGCGTCGTCGAGGATGAAGTGGTGCGCGCGCTGCATACGGTCAGCGACCTTGGCGACTTTGGTCCAGTCGTGGTCGTCGAGCTTGCGTCGCACGAGCCGGTCGAGACTCACTCCGGCTTCGGCTGCGGTGAGGCGGGCGAGAAGCTCAGAGCCACCCATCTCCATGGAGGCGACGAGGGCGGACCGGTCGCGGTGGAGAGCGACGTGCGCGCCCAGGTTCATGCCGAGCAGCGACTTACCGCCTCCGGTGGCGCCTCCGACTACGACGAGCTGGCCGGGCTTGAGCTCGACGACCTCGTTGAGGTCGCGCCAGGGGGTGTCGAGGGCGGTGGGGTCGTGGCCGGCTTCGAGTTCGTCGATGAAGGTCTGCCACCGGTCGGCGACTGACAGCTTCGGAATGTCGCTGGTGCCGACGGTGGCTGCCTGCAGCTCGGTCATGGCCTGGTCGCGGATCTCGTCGGCAGGCTGTTCGCGGCGGTGGACTGCGGCGGCGGCTCGGGTGCTGACTTCGAGGACGGCCCGCAGTTGGTAGCAGTCGAGGACGATCTCGGCGTGGTGGTTGACGAGCGCGGCGCCGACCGGGGAGGTGGCGAGTTGCTGGATGTAGCCGGCTCCGCCTGCGCGCTGGAGGTCGCCGTCGCGGCGTAGCTGCTGGGCGACGGTGATGGGGTCGACGGGCTTGCTGGAGCCGTACAGGCCGAGCATCGCGGTCCAGATGAGGCCGTGGGCCGGCTTGTAGAAGTGCTTCGGCTCGAGGACGGCGGAGAGGCCGTCGATCTGCCGGTTGTCGTACATGGCGGCGCACAGAACACCGGCTTCGGCGTCCGGGTTGCTGGGCGGTCCGCTGGCCGCGGCCTGCTCAGTGGCGGCGTCGTCCCACATGCCGGTGTCGGTAGTCACGCAGCCTCACCCCGGCGGCGGTCCTCGCCCTTCATGCTGATCCGCTGGCACATCTCGTTGAGGCGGGAGGCGACGCGGTCGCCGAGCCGGTCTCGGAGTTCACGGGGACGCACGTTGCTGGTGACCAGGGTTGGCAGGTGCCGCTCGTAGCGGTGGTTGATCAGCCGGAAGTTGATGTCCTCGGTGAATTCGGACGGCTTGGCCGCGCCGAGGTCGTCGACGAGGAGGACGCGGGAGTCGCGGTAGCGGCGGAACTCGGTTTCGGAGTCGACGCCGTGGCGGGGGCGGAGGGCGGCGTACAGATCGGCGGCGGTGGTGACGGTCCAGTTGGCGAGCACGCCGGTGATGGCGAGGTCGCGGAGCGCGCCGTAGGCTTCATGGGTTTTTCCGACGCCGGTGACGCCGAGGAGCAGCAGTGAGGGGCCGCGGAGGACTGAGGCGACGTGGGAGCCTCGTTCGGCTGCGGCGGTGAGGGCCTGGCTGGCGAGCGTGTCCACCCAGTTCCGGACGGCGGGGAGGCTGGGCTGGGCGGCCCGGTAGTGGAAGGGGACGATCTTCGAGGCTTCGATGATGGAGTAGCGGGCGATGTTGGGCTGGCTGTAGGGGTCGCCGTTCGAGGTGTTGAGCCAGTCGGCAGTGAGTCCGCGGGCTGCGAGCAGGTTCTCGAGGGCGTGCTGTTCGGGGTGGATGGGCGGAACGATCTGCATTACAGGTCCTCGTCGTAGTCGTCTTGGTTGGTGGGGTTGCGCCAGGGCTCGTAGCCGCCTGAGACGGCGCGGAGTGGCGGTCGCTCGGTGCCGGGGGCGGGCTGTTCGGGGAGTTCGCGCCAGCCGGGGAGGAAGTAGCGGGCGGATTCCACGTCGGTTCGCTTGGCGGCTTTGACGGCGGCGGAGGCCATGGCCGGGATCCCGCACTTCTTGATGAGGGCGTGGATTTGGAACCACTCGTTTTCGCGGAGGCCCCAGCGGACGTGGACGTCGGCGGTGGCGATCTGGTCGATGAGTGGTCGGGCGAAGTCGGGGATCTCGGCGGACTTTCGCGGCGACCGGGCCTGCTGGCTAGCTAGCTGGCTTGAGGGGTATGAGGGGTATGAGGAGGAGGGGGGAGCCACGGCTCCTTCTGAGTGAGCCACGGCTCCTTCTGAATGAGCCCCGGCTCCCCCTTGGGGGGTGGAAGGGGTAGCGGTGGCTCCTTCTGAGTGAGCCGTGGCTCCCCCTTGAGTGAGCCCCGGCTCCCCCTTGGCGTCGGTAGGGGTAGCGGTGGCTCCCCCTCGTGTGGCGGTGAAAGGGGGCACGAGGAACGTCATTCGCTGCCCCGGAACCGCGTACAAGATGCGCCCGTCACGCCCCTTGCCGATCGCCACCCGGAACTCCCAGCCGGCTGTCGCGAGGCGCTTGAGCGCGTTCCTCACGACGCTGGTGTCCTTGGCTCCCGCCCACCGGGCGAGGTCTTCCAGTGGTACGGCGCTGCGGCGGCTCGAATCGTTGGCGTCGTCGGCGATCTCCAGGGCGACCGCACGCTGGAGACCGGTGATGTCCGGTCCCAGTGCCTCTCGCAAATCTCGGCGGAGCTGGTAGCCCATGGGTGTCGTCCTCCGGGTCTGACGGGCGGTTCGGCTGCTATGCGGCGGTGCGTGTGGTGTCGAGGTGGAGTCGTTCGCGGGGGCTGAGGCCGGCTGTGATGCCGTGGCGCCGGTCGATGGGCCATCCGGCTTCTGCGCGCAGGACGTGGTCGAGGCACTGGGCGCGGACGTAGCAGCGCTCGCGGCAGATCCATTTGGCGAGGTCGGCGTCGTCCCGTGATGGGCCGGTGGTGCCGACCGGGAAGAACAGGTCGGGGTCCTCGCGGCAGACGGCCTTGTCCTGCCAGTCGCGGGCGTTCACGCCGCCTCCTGCCGGGTGCGGGGCTGGCCGGGGAGGCGGTAGCCGGCGAGCTGGGCGCGGACGTATGCCTCGGTGACGCCGACCCGTGCGGCGATCTCCCGGTGGGCGATGCCGAACCGGCCGAGGTGGCGAATGTCAGCGGAGCGGGTAGCCGCGAGCTGGGTGACCGTGAACCGGTGAGCGTCGGTTCCGCAGTCGGGCTGCGCTGCGGGGGCGTCGATGTTGTCGTCCCAAGCGAGGGGGCCGTACCAGCCGAGGCGGGCGGCTTTACGGCGGGCGGCGGTGATCTGGTTGCCGGGTACTCCGTCGGCTGCCGGGTCCAGTCGGCACAGTTGCCGGTATGCCGTTTCGATCCGCTGGGCGGTGCGGCGGGTGACGTGCTGGGCTCGGGCGAGTTCGGCGAGGGGGCGCTGGTGCATTCCGATGTGGCGGGCGATGTGGCTGAACGGCCAGCCGATGGCGACGAGGGCTTGGAGGCGGCGTCGGGTTCCGGTGGCGTCGATGGTGCGGTGTTCGGAGGGCTGCATGTCGCTGGCGCTGAGGGCGAGGAGCCGCTTGGCGGTGTCGGTGCGGAGGGTTTTGTTGGGGCCGTAGAGGGCTCGCTGGAGGGTGCCGCTGTCGGTGTTTGAGGCGGCTCCGATGCTGCGGATGGTGTAGCCGGCGGCGACCAGCGTGGAGAGGTGTTCGCGGACGGGCTGAACGTCGACGAGGGGCTGCCAGGTGCCGTAGCCGCGGAGCCGGCTGCGACGGTTCTCGTAGGCGCGGTAGTTGGAGTGGCAGGGGTTGCAGTCGCATCCGTAGTGCTTGTGCCGGGACAGTGAGCCGTGGGGCGGGAGGGTTGCGGTCACTGCTGGTGTTCCTTCCTGGTGTTGTGTCGGATGGCGGCGCCGAGTGCGAGGCCGGCGGGGTGGAGGAAGTTCATGCGGCGGCGCTCCCCTGCTGTCGGGGCCGGCGCTGTGCCGCTATGAGGTGGCCCTTGATGGAGAGCCGCCAGACGGCCACGGGGTGTCCGTGGGTGGTGGGTGAGGTGCTCGGCACGTACTGGCCGGTGTGTTCGATCACGCCGCTGGAGCGGAGGGCGTTGAAGGCGGCGCCCAAGTGGCCGTGCGCGAGCTTGGGGAGGAGGTCCCGCATCGAGTTCGCCGAAAACTCGTCGTTGGCGAGGCCAAGGCAGAAGATGGCCTGCTCGACGAGGAACCGGTCCCAGTCGCTGGTGCGGTTGGTGATGTCGGCGAGGGTGGTGTCGCGGTCCGTGGCGGCCAGACGCTCAGCCGGAGACAGGCGGGTCACAGCTGGTTCTCCTTGATGTAGGTCTCCTCGTCGGCCCGCTCTTTGTCGTGGCAGCGGATGCAGAGCTTGATCTGGCGGTTGAAGCGGTCGAGGCGGGCTTCGCACCAGCGGTCGCCGGTGTCCCGGATCTGGTCGATCCAGTCGGCGGCTTCGTCGAGTCGCATCAGTCCGGCGACGTCGATGCAGTCGTGTTCGGGCTTGTAGGCGAACAGGGGCCGGGTCTGCTTGCAGCGTTCGCACGTGCCCTCTGTCGGCGGGGCTACTGCCTGCTGTGTCATGGCGTGGTTTCCTTTCGGTGGGGCCGCCCCGCCTGTTAGCGGCGGGCGGGGCGGCCCGAGCGGTGTGGCGGTTAGTTGGTGCTGGTCCGCTCGGACTGGGCCGCCGTGCGGTACTCGGCGTCGGTGAGGCCGCCGTGCTTGGCGGTGAGGGCCTTGAAGGCGCCCTTGTCGACGACGTGAGGCTGGGGCTGCTCCCAGTCGGCGAGCGGTCCCACAGCGTTCGCGAAGGCTTCAGCGGCGGCGCGGCTTCGGAAGGTGGTGGGGAGGCGCTTACCGCTGGCGGCGTGCGTGACGTTCCACCAGTCCGGGTCGGTGTCGAGCGGGCTGAGGATCAGGGGGAAGACGACCAGGCCGGGGATGTTGGTGGGGAAGGCGTGGATGGTCTGCTTCATGGGCAGCCCAGTGCCGTCGTCGAGGGGGAGGGTGATGTGAGCGTCGATACGGACGGTGGTGTCGGCGTTGTTCATGGCTGTGGCTTCCTTTCGGGTGTGAAGCCGCCCGCGCTGCCCGCGGGCGGCCCGAGCGGGACTACTGGGCGGGCTGGTCGTCGTCGAGGAGTTCGCCTTCGAGGACTTCGCCGGTGTCGGGGTCGACGTCGTCGAGGGGGGCGGCCTGTACGGGCGGCAGGGGCGGGGCGTCCGGGGCGGGCTCGGCGGCGACTTCCTTCGCGGCGCGGAGCTGCTCGCGCATGTACTCGGCGGAGGTCGGCACCCACTTCGCCAGGCGTCGTACCGCGGTCTTGAGCCACATGGCTTCCTCGTTGGTCTGCCACGGGGAGTACTGCGAGTTGCGGCTGTCGGACTTGGCCTTGGCCTCCATGACCTGCCGCTTGTTGAGGACGACGACCTTGGAGGTGGCGCCGTCCTTCATGACGGCGTAGGCGTACACGCCGACGAGGGGGCCGCGGTCGTCGGCGAACCAGTCGATCTCGTGGATGGGGCGCTCGTCGCGGCCGGGGGTGTAGCGGAAGGTGTCGCTCTGGCGGACGGTCTCGACGATGACGGAGGACACGGCGCCGGCCCGGTAGACGAGCTCGACGATGCCCTGGTAGCCGACGATGCCCTTGATGATCGGCTGGCCGCGGTGGGCCTTGGACTTGCGGGGGGTGAGGTAGAACTGCTCGGTGCCGGGTTCCAGGCCGAGGCGGGCGGCGGTCTTCATCTCGCGGAGGAACACGCCGACGTCGTTGCGGGCGGCCTCCTCGAGGTCTTCGTTGCCGCGGATTGCGCCGACGGCGAGGCGGATCCACTGGTCGAGGTTGATGTGGGAGGGGACGAGGGCGGCGTACTCGTCCCGGTACTGCTGAAGCTGTGCGGCGGGCCCGTCGTCCCGTTTGGCGACGGCGTTGCTGATCTGGTTCATGCGGCGTCCTTCTGCTGGTAGGGGGTGAGGGAGTGGGTGTGGCCGTCGCGGACGGTGCGGTAGGCGATGCGGCGGTCGCCGTGGATGGCGCGGTAGCCGGTGCCGATCCGGTCGAGGACTTCGGCGGCGGCCTGCCGCTTGGTGTCTTCGGCGGTCTTCTCGTCGCGGACGGCGGCGAGGTAGCGGTCGGCGAGTTCGGCGGGGATTTCGACGTCGATGTCGTCGCGGCCCTCGGCTTGCGCTTTGACGGTCTGGTAGGTGGCCGTGCTGTCGTCGATGGCCGGGCGAACCCCGTTGCGGACGTCGTCGAGGAACCGTTCGGCGGCGTCCCGCATGAGCTGGGCGTCGGTGGCGTCGAACTCGACGGTGTATTCGCGGTAGTCGCAGCCGCCGATGAGGACGGCGAACTTCGTCCACGGCAGGCCGAGGGTGTCCATCTGCCACTGCACCTGGCAGCGGTAGTAGATGGGGAACTCGTCCGAGCCGGAGGGGCCCCAGCCGTCGCCGGTCGGGGAGGTCTTCACCTCGAGGAGTCCGGCGGCCTCGTGAGGCACGGTGAACGGGTCGACGGCCTGGGCGTAGATGAGCCGGTCGGGAGTGGCGCGCTGCCACTCGCGGTCCCGGTGCCGCCACGTGCCCGCGGGGGCCGCGAGCTGGCCGGGGTGCTCGTCCTCCCACTTCTGGGCGACGGGATCTTCGAGGCGGTTGCCCCACTCGACGGCGGGCGTCATCTCGAACGGGGCGGTGGGCAGGCCGGCTTTCTTGTGCCAGAGGCTGAAGCGGGACTGCCACGGGGACAGGCCGAGGATCGCGGCGATCTCGGTGGCGGTGACGGTGAGGCCGGTGCGGGCTTCTTCCCATGCCGCGGTGCCGGGGGTGAGGTGTCCGATGAGGATGCCGTCGGGGGCTGCGTAGGGGTGCTCGGTGGTGGGCATGTCGCCTCCTTTCTGGGTGTGCTGGTCCTGGGGCACCGCGTTCGCGGTGTCCCTGCGTGTGGTTGGTGGCCCGCGCCGACAGCCCTTGGTCATCCGCCGGCGCGGGACGAATCAGGCGGCTGGGCGCTTCCAGCCTTCGGCGGCCTCTCGCCGCCGGTCGGCGACGCGTGGGGTGAACTCCTTGTGCGCGTCGTCGTTGAGCTGTCCGACGGACTCCTCGTGGACGGATCCGTGGACGCAGCCCGAAGGGGCGATGCGGATCCAGAAACCAGCCATCAGGCGGCCGCTTCCGCAGGCTTGCGGGCGGCGTCGTACTGGTCGATGCCCCACCGGATGCCGTGGCAGGCCCACAGGAACCACCAGTCGAAGTCCTGCAGGTCCCACTCCCACGTGTCGGTGAAGTGGAAGGCGAGGTCCTCGACGGAGCCGAGGTGCTTGGCACCGCGTTCGCGGCGGTGCCGTGACAGCCACAGGACTGCGCCGGTGTGGGACTCGGAGGTCAGGTGCTCTCCGCACTCGGAGCAGTGGGCCTTGTACTGCTCGCCGAACTCGAACTCGTCGAGGGCTCGGCGGGCCTCCTCCTCGAAGTCGGTGTTGTACTCGGACTCGACGTGGTCCTTCCACGCCTGGGTGACGCCGGGGTGGATGGGTTCGGCGGCCTTCAGCTCGCCGGCGACGTGCTTCTCGAACAGGTCGTCGCTGTAGGTGGTGGCAGCGGCCCGGCTGCTGCGGAGCTTCTCGGACCAGTAGCCAGGGTTGATCTCGCCGGGGCGTGCGGTGCGCCGGAACAGGTTGAACATGTCCTCGGTGGCGTCGATGGTGAAGACGTAGGCGTCGCCGCCACCCTTGAAGATCAGCGTGTAGGGGGCGGTGATCAGGTCGAACCAGCAGGCGCCGTCCTTGTTCGCAGCGAACCGCAGGTGCCGGTACAGGCCGTCGTCGTGGAGGACGGTCATCTCGCGGTGCTGCGTGTCCCGGGCGAACCGGGCGGCGATCTTCGGGTAGTCGGTCACTGCTACTCCTTGGGGAGTTCGTGGTTGGTGGTGGTCCGGATCGCCCTGGGCTGACTGCCGTGGAGTCGCGTGTGCTGGTGTGCGGTCTGCTCCAGTTCGACGGCTTCGCGGGCGCCGTCGAGGGCGTCTTGGAGGTCGGCGATCTGCTGCTGGAGGCGGACGAGTTCGCGGAGTGCGGCGAGGGCGAAGGCCATGGCGTAGGTGCACACCTCGGCGGCGGTGCCGTTCACGCGGCGGCCTCCCCGGTCCAGGTTTGGGGGGTGATGCGGGTCGGGTGGATGGGGATGAGCGGCCCGTAGTGGTGGTACACGTCGGTGATGGGTACGGGCTGGCTGTCGTAGGGCCGGGTGTGGCTGGGGTGGCCGGGCCCGTAGGGGCGGCGGATCGACTGCATCAGCGGCTCGCCGGCCGGGGTGTGCTTGCCGGTCCATGTCCAGTGGGTGCCGAACACGTCCGCATACGGGACGGACAGGTCGAACGTCGTGCCGTCGTGCGTGAACGTCATCGGGACTCACCCCGCTCGGCGGCGTCGCGGTTGTCGGCGAGGTGCAGCAGCTCGCCAGCCAGGGCTCGCAGGCCAGCGGCGGGCGTTTCGGGCCCGATGTGCAGGGCGAGGGAGCCGATTCGGAGCACGGTCACGTCGTGCTCAGGGAGCTTGTGGACGGTGTAAGCGGCGTCGTCCAACTGCACGGCGACACTGCCGATGAGGCAGGCGGTCATGCGGCACCTCCGTCGATGACGTCGATGTGGGTGAGGGCGATGCAGGCGCTGTGGCCGTGGACCCAGACGACGTCGGTGTGGCCGCCGAGGACTGTGGCCTGGTTGCGGGTCGTCGTGTCGATGCGGGTGGCGGTGGCGTCGTCCTCCGGGCGGGCGCCGGGGTAGGCGACGACGCGGGTCCCGACGGGGTGCCGGGCGTTGAACTCGTCGGCGGTCGTGCGGTGCTCCCCCTGCTCGGCGTCGTCGGCCATGCATGCGGTGCAGACGTTCATCGACCACCAGTGGTCGCTGTAGTTGGGCTCGACCTGCGGCGGGAGCGAGGTGCGGAGGTACCGGTCTCCGGGCTGGATTCGGGTGTGGCAGAGGTGCATGTCGCAGCACTTCGGTGTGCGTGCGGTCCGGTACGTGCGGAGTTCGAGGCTCATGACGCGCCGCCCGAGTTGGGCCAGGTGTTCGTGTGCTGGTCCTGATGGTGTCCGGGGTGTCCGGCGGGGAGCACGCACGGCCGGGTGCCGCTCCGGGGAGTGAGCTTTGCCCCGCACGTTCCGCCCGCCGTCTCACCCCGCTCGGCGGCGGTGCGGCGGAGCACGACCGCGTCGTACACGTCCCGGGCCCAGCGCGCGTCGCCGAGCGCGGTGTGCGCCACACCCTCGCCCGGGGGCTCGACACCCACCGCGCGGGACAGGCCGCGGGAGGAGTAGGGAACCGTCACAGCCTCGCCCGGGTACTGACTGGAAGCGGCTAGCCCCTGCGCGTAGCCCGCGGCGAGGGTCGCGATGTCGACCGGCCGGTAGTGCCACGGCAGCTTGCGGTTGTGCTCCTGGAGCAGCTTCGTCAGGAACCGGATGTCGAAGCCCGGGTTGGAGCCGACGACGACCGCCTGCCACATGGCTTCCTGCACGTCGTGCAGCAGCTCCGGCATGGTCAGCCGCGCGCGGACGGTGCCGTCCTCGTTCATCTCCGCGGCATCCCAGCCAGCGGAGACAGCGAACCGCTCCCGGTAGCGGCCGACGGCCAGGGCTTCGGGGTCGGCGTGGTAGAGCGGCACCCGCACCTGCCACAGGTACTCGACCTCAGTGCCGTCGGTGTCGCGGCGGATGACGGCGATCTCCCACGCATCGCCGAACTGCGGGTCGAGGTGCGTCGTCTCCGTGTCTGTGAAGGCCAGGGCGGTCATGCGGCTCCTCCGGGGGTCCAGCCGGGGTAGTCGGCGTCGGTGTGGCATGCCTCGGGGTGGGCGAGGAGGTACAGGTCGAGGGCGTACACCGAGCGGTCGGCGTCGGAGGTGGCGCCCTTCATCGCGTCTCGCAGGGTCTGGCAGTCCGCCTCGTACTGCTCGTCGGCGGCCTGGTGCCAGCGCTGGCTGTCGCCACAGGCAGCGCACAGGCCCGGGGCGCGGGGAGCGTCCGGGATGAAGCCGCTGCACTGCTCGTGGCCCTCCGGCGCGGGTGCGGGGATCGTGAGTGCCATCACCGGCCACCTCCCGCCGTGTGGATGCGGTCCTGGCAGCCGCCGCACAGGCCGGTGATCTGCCACTCGCGGGCCGTCTCCTGGTCGGGCAGGTCGCCGTCGGTGAGGGGCTGGCCGCAGCCGATCGGCGGCAGCAGACACCGGGCGTCGTCCACCGCGTTCTGCGGCGTGTCGCCACCCGACAGGCGGGCAAGGAACTCGGGAATCGACGTCACGGCTGCTCCCCCTTGTCGGTGTGCGCGGCGAGCTGTTCGCGGTCGTTCTGCATGGCGGCCCACCAGCAGTAGGAGAGGGCGCCCAACGCTTCGTCGCGCTCGTGCTCGGGCAGCAGCTCGAACGCGAGCCGGCCGATGTCCTCGGGGTAGATCTCGACGAGGGGCATGTCGTTCAGCTCGTCGGCGGCCTGGTTCCAGGCGGCCTGCCACGCCGACAGGTGCGGCAACCGGGCGGTGATCCGGTCGAAAGCGTCCGGCTCGAACGGGGTCGGCATCGTCATCGCGCACCGCCCTCGGCCAGCTCGCGCACCTTGTCCTCAGCGGCGCTCCAAGTCGCCAGTACGGCGGCCGGGCCCTCGTCGGTGGCGATGCCGCTGCTGCTGTACTCGCTCGTGAGCCGGTCCCCGATGAGGGCGAGTTGGTCGGCGGCCGAATCGAGAACGTTCGCGTCATGCCGGGCAAGCGCCTCGGCGGCCTGGTCGGGCTGGCTCTCGACGCTGATCGTGGCCTGGCTGAGGAGGTGCAGGGCGCCGTAGGCGGCTGTCCCGGGGTCCTCGTGGTCCCGCACCAGGTCGGCGAGCGCGGCGCGCCCCTCCCCGGCGGCCTTCTCCAGTTCGGCGACGCGGGCCGTCAGCGTGGTGATGAGCTGCTGCTGGGTCTGCATCCACTCGGCGGCCGTGATGCCGTAGGCGGCGGCGAGCTGGCTACGCAGGGACTCGGCCTCGGCAGTGGCCGCGGCACGGTCGGCCGTCAGCTCGGTGACAGTGGCCTCGGCGGTGTGGGCACGTTCCGCCCACTGGGTGTTCGCGTCCTCGAGATCCTCGATCTCGCTGCGCAGGTCCTCGGCCTCCTGGTTGACGAGGCGGTTCTGCTCCTCCAGCCGCGCGATGCGGACCATCAGCCGGCTGGGGGTGTCCACCCCGCTGTCGTCGTCGCTGCTGTCGAGGAACGCCAGCACGGCGCGGTCAGCGACACCAGACGAGGCGCCCTTCTCCCCGATCTCGCTCATCAAGAACCGGCGCTGGCCCCGCAGCCGGTCCAGCTCGGCGAGGAGAGCGGCGATGTCGGTGGGTGCCTGGGCGATGAACGCGGCGTCGTCGTGCGACTGCCTGTTGTCCTGCTCCGCGTCCCACTCCGTGTGTGCCGGGTCGTTGTCGATCCGGCCCGACTCCAACTGGCCGATGTAGCGGCGGCAGCGGTAGCCGTGCCCGGTGTCGTGCAGGTCGGCGGCGATGTCGATCAGCACGTCCTCGCCCATCGAGCCGTGCTGGTAGGTCCCCCACGGGCCGGGCGTCGCAGCCTTGACGCGCTTGCGGATCTCCCGCTCGCGCTCCGGGGAGAGCGGTGTGGTGGGGTTCGTCATCGCGCACCGCCCTCGGTGGAGCAGGTGCAGCGGGAGCTCATCCCAGACGCGTAGGCGCACGGGTCGCTGTGGCCGCCGCGGGGCGGGAACGGCTCCTCGGTGCGGCTCGCGTACAGGGCCTCGCGGTGGGTCTCCATCGCGTCGTCGCGGTTCTCGGCGCGCTTCGAGGACTTGTTGATGGCGAAGCCGCCGATGAACCAGCCGTCGTGCCGCTTGTCGCTGTGGTCGTCGAAGACGACCGTCTCGTAGTTGTCGCGGGCGATGCGGATCGTCGACACGGTCAGCCGCTTGGTTCCGGTGATCACCGGTGTCTGCGCGACGATGTCCGGGGCACGGGGGGTGGTGCGGAATACTGGAGACACGTGCCTCCCCTTTCATAAGGTGTGGTGTGGGTTGGTGCGTAGGCCCCTGCTGCCGGTGTGTGGAAGCCCGGCGGTTGGGGCCGTTTGCCGCACTCAGGCGGCGACGGTGGCCGGCTGCTTGGCGGTCGGCTTGCGCGTCTTGCGGCCCCGCCCGCGGCGCTCGGGAGCGTTCGCGTGCATCTCGGCGATCTGGACGAGCTGCGACTCGGAGAACAGGAGCCGCCCGGCCATGCGGGTGCAGGGGAACGGGTCGCCCTTGCTGCCGTCGGCCGGCCGGTTGGCTCCGTCACGAAGCCACTTCTGGCCGCTCCAGTCGGACTCGTCCGCGGTGGCGAGTCCGAGGCGGACCGTGGCCTGCTTGACGTTGTAGTAGGTCTCAAGGCCGCGGGGCGTGGGGGTCGGGCGGGGAGACATGGTCACCTCTTCTCTTCGGTGGGCTCCTCGTCGAGTGGTGCGAGGAGCTGGTCGTCGGTGGCGCGTAGGGCTGTGCGGAGCGCGGCGTAGGTGTCCGGCCTCATGCGGGTGCGCGTGCCGGTCTCCAGGCGGCTCAGGTAGCTGGCGGTTATGCCTGCTGCATGTGCCGCTTGTGCCTGGTCGAGCCCGTGGCGCATTCGCTCGGTGCGGACTGCCGCCCCGTTCACCTCGAAGGTGGCTGGGGGTTGTTCCATGAAGAGAAGGTAGCCGCTTCTTCTAATGGTTTCTAGTAGAACTAGCGAGTAACTTCATCGTTTCTCACTGCTTCTCACAGAGTCACTACGGTCCGGAATCAGCCGATCACAGGCGTTCCTGGCGGTTCCTGTGCGTTCCTGAGAAGATGCGGGGCATGCCCTCCACACCCAAGGAACACCGCCAGCGGCTGGCAGAGCAGGTACGCCTACGCCGCACGCAGCTGGGAAAGACGAAGGTCGACGTCGCCCGCGACGCCGACCTCAACATCAACACCTACAACCAGGTCGAAGCCGGACAGTCCGTCCGCGACAACACCTACGGAAAGATCGAACCAGCGCTCGGCTGGGCCGCCGGCTCCTGCCAGGAGATCCTGCGCGGCGGCAGCCCCACGACCATCGAGCCGGGCCCCGACGGCTCCGTCATCTCCCCCGTGCAACCCGACGACCTCAAAGACGCGGTCGGCCGGGCAGTACAAGACGCGGCGGTCGCCACGACCGACCTCCCCGCCCCCGAGATCCGGAAGCTCAAGCAGCAGGTCCTCGAGGAACTCGAACGGCAAGGAAAGCTGCGCTAGCCGTACAACCCTTTCCGCGAGCCAAGTTGTTACATAACCACCAGTCACACCAGCACCAGACGCACCAACAAGTGCTGTTGAACATGGGACTATTGGCGCTACTTGGGAGGTTCCAACTTCTCCGGAAGGGGGAAGCTCATGCTGCACCACGAGCCAGTCACGCTCGACCTCGGCGACGAGTTCTACGGGTTCCGAGGGAAGATCGATGACACAATCGTGTGCGCAACGACGCCCCGAGTCGCGCACGACGCTCACGCCAGAGCCGTCGTGCGCGACCTGGTCAAGCGTCAAGGAGGTGACTGTGCGCTCTGCCAGGGATGCCCCGTAGCCCACCTGGCCTAGCGCACCGTCGAGCGGGAACGCGCGGCGGACAGGGGGTGCCCGCCGCGCACCGCCGTACCGGAGGAGCATGCGATGCCGTACATCGAGCGGCGAGGACGCAGCGTTCGAGTGCGGTGGGACACCGGCCGCGTCGACCCCGACACCGGCAAGAAGATCTACGACTCGCTGTCGTCCACCGACTGGGGCGAGGACGAGGCATACGACTACGGCCTCGACCGGGAAGCCGACGTCCGCAACGACCGGTACATCAGCCGACGCGACGGCTCCATCCTCATGCGGGACTACTGCCGCACCTGGCCCGACACCCTCGACGTCGGCCACCTGCGCCTGCACAACGTCCGATCGTTCATCCGCCTGTACATCGAGCCCCGCTGGGGCGACGTCCCCGTGGGCGACATCAAACCCAGCCAGTACCGGCTGTGGGAGAAGGAACTCAAGGCCCGGCCGAACGTCGGGACCCGGTATGCGGGTGAGATCCTGCTCGTCTTCTCGATGATGATGGACGACGCGGTCGACGACGGGCTGCGGGCCGCCTCCCCCGTGAAGCGCAAGAGCCGCCGCGGGAAGTACAAGAAGAAGCCGCGCGAGAAGAAGCGCGAGATGCGCATCGAGGACGTGCACCGTCTCGCACTCAACGCGCTGGCCTTCTGGGGCCTCGACGGGTACGTCTTCATGTACACGATGCCGTTCACCGGGATGCGCCCCGGGGAGCTGTACGCCCTGCGCCGCGAGTTCTGCCACCCGGCCTGGCCGGCGTCGGACCCGGACCGGGAGCGGCGCGAGGAGTCGCTGCAGCGCTACCGCGGGGACGAGCCCATGCCGGCGCTGCGCGTCGAGTGGCAGTACCAGCGGGAGAACGGCACCGGGCCCATCAAGCTGTTCCCGCCGAAGTACGAGTCGCATCGGGACCTGGTGGTGCCGGCGTTCCTCGCGGAGCTGCTGGAGATGCTCGCCTCCTCGCACGAGGCGCCGACCGTGTTCCGCGGTATCGGTGGCGGGTCGCTCGCCAACGCGAACTTCACCTACCACTACTGGCGGCCCATCGCGGACGGCAGGGAGAGCCGCGAGAAGTACGAGCGTGTGCGGCTGGGTCAGCAGCAGACGGCCGGCTCCCGGCGTCCGGTGCCGGAGCTTCCGGCCACGGGCTATGCGGGGAAGCGCCTGTACCTGCTGCGGCACGGGCACAAGGAGTGGCTGGACGAGGACGGGCACAGCCGGATCGCGACGGAGACGCGCATGGGCCACGAGGTGGCCGGCGTGGAGGGCCTGTACGCGAACGTGACAACGGGCATGGAGCGGGCCATCATGGAGACGCTGCAGGCCAGGTGGATGCGGTTCGTCGCCCGGGAGGGTGAACGCCTGTGGGAGTCGTCTCCCATTCCTCTCCCACCGCCGCTCATGGAGTGGCTGAAGATGCAGGTCAAAGCATCTGAAGACCTGGGTTGATGACCTGGTTCATGCGCTTCATCTCCACCCGCAGCTTCATGCCGTTCGTCATCTACCGGATCCTGCTCGGAGCGGCCCTCTTCGCCCTGATGGCGGCGGGTGTCCTCAGCCCGCACGCGGGCGAGTCGGTGGGCTGAGCACCCGACGACACCCGACGCCCGCAGCTCGCACCCCGGACGCCCAGCAGTGAACCGGACAGCTCGTCGACTCCCCGAACGCCCGTCGGCTCAGCGGCGGCGCCGCTGCCGCTCCTGGGCCCGCCTGCGCCGAAGCACCAGCAGATCGACAGCCGCGATCAGCGCCAACGCGGCGCACAGCGCCGCCAGCACGGTCAGCACCCGGTCGCTGGGGGTGCTGTGGCTGTCCGAGGCCGCGGCCCACCAGGCGAACAGCGCGGCAGCCGCGGCGAAGAACGGCACTCCGACGGACGAGAGCAGGGTGCGCAGCCACAGATCGCTGCGCGCGGTCACCGGTTCCGTGCCGGAGCGGGAGCGCCGGGAGCGGCGGTCGTCGTTCCGGTCGGGCCCGGGATGCGGTGGCTGGGACACGGGGAGCTGCCTTTCGCCGGTGTGCTCCCCCATGATTCCCGTCGCGCCGCGGAATCCCGGTGCAGACGCGCCAGGAGCCGCCGGTCACAGCCCCGGCAGCACGTCCTGGTCGACCTCGTTCCGGGGCGGTTCGGGGGCGGTACGCAGGGACAGCTTGTGCCGGCAGTCGGGTCCCAGGCCCCAGAGCCGGGAGGCGCGGTCGCGCAGCGGCTGCCCGCACATCCGGCACAGCACCCGTCGTCCACCGACCGGGCGGGTGCCGGGGAGCGCCACCGCCTCGGCGCGTTCGCCGTGCTCTCCTCCGCCGTCGTGCGGCCCGCCGTGCGGCTCCTCCTCCGCGGCCATCCGCGGCCCCCTTCCGCTTCGTCCGGCGGTTCCCCGCCGGCTCGCACCGTACCAACGCACCACCCGGGCGGAGCAGGCCGAAGTGCGGGGGGCGGCGTGCACGCCCACGGTGGGCGTGGAGACAACAGCCACCTCGCACGGGAGAGCACATGCGTATCCGTACGGCCCTCGTGGTCGGCGCCCTCAGCGCCACCGCACTGCTCGGCTCCACCGGAACCGCCGTCGCCGGCGACGACCCGGTGGTGGGAGTGACCGGCAAGTCGCCCGGCATCCTCTCCGGCGACAATGTCCAGGTACCCGTGAAGGTGGGTGCCAACGTCTGCGGCAACCCGCTCCTGGTCCCGCTGCTGAGTCCGGCGGCGCAGAACTACTGCAAGAACCACTTCTAG